GGGTAGCTTATTAGGTCGGTCACGCGTCAAGATCACACCCTATGTGGGTGTGCGGATCTAAAGAAACAAAACAAACCACCTACCCCCGTCCCCACACAACAACGAAAACGACACACATCGTCAAGGAGAAAACCTTGCGGTTTGTGTCGTTTTTCCTTTTGGTTCACCTAAAATGTTATATAATAAAGGCATCTGGAACATCCAATAATTCTCGTAAAGAAAGGAAGAAAGATATGGAAAACAATCTATGTTTTGACAAACTTGACATTTGCTCCCAAAAAACCGCCATCGACGAAATGCGTATTAACACGATGTATCTCTCCACTGTTCTGGATCGTATCGCCTATGATGTTCAAGACAGACTGACGGACGATTATACTGGACTGTGGGCAACGCTGCGTGTGCGCATCTCAGCGACGGCTGAGTGGGTTGGCGATAATTATGAGACGCCTCGTATGTTTGCGGCACTGTCTGTTGACACCTGTGATGAGGATTACTTACAGGACATCACGCGCAACATCCTCGCGCCCCGTGTTGGATGTGAATTTGATGAGAGGGATGTTCAGCGAGTTCGTATGGCATACTCTAACGGACTCGCTGTCGCCAAGATTGAGGTTAGCGATGGTAGGATTTCTCCCAAGCATGTTGCCGTGATGGAAAAAGTCTTGTACGACTACATCTGCGAGATGGGCAACAAAGCAGATGAAGAAATCGTACCCATCCGCGCAAAGTGGTACTACTCTGACAATGGGATTGTAGAATACTTGCGTGAGATTGGTGATTCGTTTACTGTTGATGGACACCTTGCATGGTAGGATGGTTTTGTGGCACCTTTTTGAATGCCATTTTTCTTTGGTTTATAGAACGTCGCCGAGAATCCCCCTGCTTTAGCGGGGGGCAAACAATAAAACAAACGGTTTTTCCTCTATGAGAAAGGATGATTCCCATGACAGACGAATACACAGACGAAGCAGACTGGCTGCCAGATGATGATGTTATTGTGCCCTATGCAGAACTATCAGAGGATGCACAAATCACGGCACAGTACAATTTGCGCGAGAGTCTGGATTACCTACAAGAACGGCTCAAAGAGGCGGCTGAATGCGTCGCGGGTGCGATTGCTTCTCGTTGTTCCATCAATGAGTCTTTTGTGCGAGCTAAGGTGTTTTTTGAGGAGTTTGACCGATACAATAACCCGCATGTCATTTCTTCCCTTGCAATCTCAATAGACCAAGAGGATGCAATAGTGGACTTTCTTTCGCAGTTTCGCTTTTTAGGGGTTCGTAATGAGCTTGAACTCAAGCTCGTTCGTTCCGTCACAATTCGCGCAATCAATAGTGTGTGTTCCGCTGAGGTTACAGCATGTGCGGGCTTAGAAGACGAAACAATTGCAGAGATGCAGAACGTCCTGACTGGATATGCTGGAAAGATTTATGACATTGCACAGAAGGTTGCTGAGGATTTCATTCTTGATTCGTACTATCGCGCTTCTATGCACTCGTATCTTATTAAGCGCAATACTATGTGCTGCGAAAACGGCGAGATTGTTGATGGTTGAGGGATAGTAGGGAAAACAAGAAGGACAGTGTTGATTGAGGACGTAAAAGTTATAAAACGTCGCCGAGAAAACCCCTTGCTTTAGCGGGGGGAGTATGTCAAGGATAAGTGGGTAAAAAAACTACAAAACTTTTCCTCCGTTTTTCTCTTTTTTCTCCCCACACACCTTCCGCTTATGCTATAATACAACCATAGCTGAGGGCACGGATGATGGTGCTCAGGGCTGCGAGAAATGCGCGGCTGTCAGCTAGAGGCGGCTTCCGTCGACATATCGGCTCGGCGGGGCATAGCCTCGGTTTCCATGAATCCCCGCTTATGGCATTGTGTGGGGAATGGCCTCCTTTCTAAACCAACTCGCAAAGAGAGCCCCGTTCGGTTGGGGCTCTTTTTGTGTGCGAAAACATATCTATTTTACTCAAAATCTGTGCTATTATTACCTATGCTATGTTATACTAACAATATGTTAAATATCTTAGTGGATGTTTAACCGTCACCTCGCCAGACTAGGTAGAGAGCAACAACGACTCCTAGGTGGTCAATTCTGTGAGGTGGCTCGTCTCTATCAAATGTCGTTGACGCGGATTGAAACGGCATTGCGGGGAATGGTCTCCTTTCTAAACCAACTCGCGAAGAGAGTCCCGTTCGGTAGGGACTCTTTTTGCATGCAAAAATTATCTCTGCGATTTCTTCTGTTTCCTTCTCTATCTCATCCACACAAATGCTGTACTGACGCAAACTCATCTCTTTGTCCAAACTTTTTCTTTGGCTTATAGACCGTCGCCGAGAAAACCCCTGCTTTTGCTGGGGGAGTGTCAAACAGTCTTTAATAGAAAATCCCTGCATACACAAATCTCTATGCTATAATAGAAACATACCCCGCGTGCTAGACCGTGCCGAAAGGTGCGGGCGGGTGGAAATAATCGGCTCTCGCGATAATTCGGAAGTGCGAGGTGCTATCTCCCTTGCCATAGTGACTTGGGAGTTACAAAATCGGCGAGGTGTCGATAAAGACCTAGAAAGGGGAAGCATAATGGAGGCTGGCAAACGTCCGCTGGAAGGTGATTGAATGATAGAGCGAAACACTCTATCGCCCATAAAGCGTGGCTTTTACCGCGTTTTGCTATCGCACCTTATACAGGTGCGCGAATTGAAACGATGATTGACTTGAAATGCGGCACACAAACGTGTGTCGTTTTTCTTTTGGCATATCGACCTATTCTTTTTCTCGTGTTATAATGGATTTAAAAGAAAACTCCTGAAATAGAAAGGAAACACAACCATGAACATTATCAATCAAGCCATCTACAACACTATCTCTCAATCCAATTTTGACAAGATTTCCGTCTTTGCAAATCCAATTAAGGGAATGGTCGAGCCAGTCATTTCTGGTACTCCAGAATCTATTGGAGTAACAAATTATATCGAGAAGGTTTTGAAAACTATTTCAAATAGCGATCTTGAGTGGATTGTGTCTGTTACAAGTAACGAAACTACATTAACATTCCAACGCATTCATTCTTATCATCCCAACACTTTTCTTGTCTATTGTAAGATGATTTACCTCCTTGTTCAGATCCAAGATAACGGTGACGTTCTTGTCTCTCTTATTAAACACGAATATGGACACGAACTTAGAGAGGTGCTGGACAACATCAACCCGATCCACACAGTCGTTATTCCGCAAGGACTCGCGTGCATCCTGATGAATCGTTTTGTCGATGATATGCGTAACCGTGAGGATTATGATGATGTTGAGTCTGTGGCAAAGATTTTTGACTGATTTTTAAAAGGAGTGTTTTTATGACACCTATTTACCAGACTGCCTACAATATTGTCTCCCAGTCTCCGTTTGACCTTCTCGCTGTGTTTTCATGTCCTATTGATGGGATGATTGAACCTGTTGTTACGGGCTATCCAGAGTCTCTCAAGGCAACAGAATTTGTTGAAAAGGTTCTTAAAACTGTCTCTAATGAGGATCTTGAGTGGCTTATTGCAATTACTGATGGTAATAAAACAGTTTCTTTCCAACGTCTGCATTTTCGTGTTCCTGAGTCTTTTGTTATTTCCTGTGGGGAGCTTTACCTGCTTCTTCAACCTAATAGTGATGGCGGAGCTCTCGTGTCTCTCTTTAAACAAGAGGGTGCTATCAGAATGCAAGACATTTTGAATAACAGAAACCCTATCCGTACCTCCGTTATTCCTCAGTGGAACGCGTGTGTCTTGTTTGAGCGAATTGTTGCGGAGATGCGCCAAGGAAAAGGTTTGGAGAATCTTCTTTCTGTTTTTGACGAGCTTTGTCCTTGATAGATAATGTTTGATCGTTTGGCGGTGCAAGACAGCAAAAAAACTGTCTTCCCGTCTTTTTTGCTTTTGTTTACTTAAAAAGTTATATAATAAACATAGAAAAGGTTGAATAAAGAAAGGAAAACTACAATGACTAACAATCACAATGTCCTCATCACAATGCTCCGTAGAGATTTTAAGTTCCTCGACCATCTTGCTCATTCGCGTTATGACGAAGATGTCTACGAACCGCTCGACGACGCATTGGTCTATGAGAACGAAAAGGATCGTAATATTGTCCATGTGGTTTTTGAGGACTTTCCGTGGGTGCTTGACAATCCTTGTGTTCACTTTGTGGAACGCTACCTTGATAGTGTCCCCCACCATATCGCTATTATGGAAGTAGATACTGGGTTTTTGGAGGTCGGAGAGAATTTTCTTGAGGGGGATAATGCGTTCTTGGAGGAATTTGTTCCTAGTCTTGACGGTGAGTTTTGGCGATTTGAGAAACTTCCTATGAGTTGTGAAGAAATTATAATGTGAGGGGAAAAGAAAATGGAAATTTCTTCTGTCATGTTGACTATGTTACATCACGACTTCAAGAAACTCTACAGGGCTTCTTGCGAACAGGGGGACGAGTTCATTCGCTCCATTTTGGATGAGTGTTCGGTCTACAACAACGCCTCCCACCGAACTGTCCTCCACCTCCTCTGGGACGGTACATGGAAGAATGGTGGAGTTGGTGAACGCTTTGTCGAGGATTATGTCGCGCCGCTCTCGCACCATATCGGTTATGTGTGCGAGGACTTGACCGTTTGTGAGCGCGAGGAGAAGATTTTTGATGACAGCGTAAAACCGAATAGTCGCGTTTTGAACTCGCGTGTTTTTGAATCGGACATCCCTATTATTACGCCATCGTTCTATGTCGAAGATGCGTACACGGAGTTGAATATCGACCATCGGAGCCCTGTCTCTGCGAAACTTGCATTTAATAGATCTGTTTATATCTATTAATGGCGATTAAGTGTGTACGTCATGGAGCGATAGGTTGAATAGTTTAACCGTCACCTCAACGGACTAGGTAGAGAGTAACAACGACTCCTAGGCGGTCGATGTCGTGAGGTAACTCGTCTCTATTAAATGTCATTGACGCGGATTGAAACAGGTATCATATAATTAAACAAGAGTTATTGTCGAATTAAGAAAGGGGTAATAAAATGATTGCTTATCGTAATGTTGAGCCTGCCGACCGCAAAAAGCACATCAATCAGGCAAGGAAGGACGTTCGGTTTCAGAATCGCGTTCTTGTTACCATTCACGAGGAACTGGAGCGTCATATTGTTCAGAAGCTCCACATCCCTTATGGGATGGTTTGGGTTGATGTCTCGGTTAGAACCCAACTCCCCGATGTGTGGGAGAGCGAAAATCTTCACATCTCGATTCGTCTTGCAACAGACGATCTTTACGAGTTGGAGGTTTTCCTCTCAAAACTCATTCAGATGGAGCACCCTCCCTGCGGTAATGATGCCGTCATGGAGGCAGAGATCGTTGACATCTTGTTCGCGGATGGGAAGGTGTTCGGCGAAATCGACTCGCAGACATTGCGAGATAGTGGAAACTATTTCGTTATAAACGAGTGGATGAGGGCAGCCGCACAGAGACTCTTCGCCGCTCTCCCGAGTCGTGCGGAGAATTTATGGGTGGAATTGACCACGGACGAGAAGGTGGACGAATATCTTCGTCTTATAAACCCCATCGTCGCATAGGTTAACAAACCAAAAAGAAAACGAGTAAACCAGCGCAAATAAAACGCTGAGTCTGCTCGTTTTCTTTTGTCTTTGTATGCGAAAAGTTAGACCAAAGAAAAAGAAACTAGCGAGCAGGTTCGCCCGATACACACAATTGTGCTGCTCGTTTTTTTGCATTTGTTGAAGAAATTTGCTCGTCATCTCGCGAAATGTTATATAATAAACACATCGGTTGAGTTATTTATTGAATAGGAGGAGAAAACAATGGATGTAATTCGTGAGGCAATCTGTGCTCAAATTGAGAATATCTCTTGCAATGGTTTGACGGCTTATGCGGGGCGCAAGGGTGAGAAAAACACCTGCATTGTTGGCTACGATTATGATGGTGATGTTCAATCTGCAGTCCAGACTGTATTGGGTGTTTTTGAGGATGCTTCTTATGAAGCGATTGCCGCTTTTGTTATTAATGAGCACGTAATTGTCTTTCGCACCTCTCTCGAAGATAATCTTCAGTCCTATCGTTTCATTGCAGGTGGCGTCGGTATGAATGCTCGAATCGTGAGGGACGGGAATGTGCTCGTGGAGATGGATTGTCTTGGTCGACGAGCTTTCTCGAAGAAAATTTCCGCGCGAGATGCGATCGCGATGATTGACCGTTTTGTCAATACTTTTGTTTCTCTTGACGGTAGCGAGAGCGATGGCGTTGTGCGAAATCGTCTTGTTGCGGCTGTGAGTATGATCTCATAGACCAAAGGAACCAATTCAGGGATGGTTGGTTGCGTCGGAGTAAAACTGTCGCTCCCATTCGTTCTTTTTGGTCTATAAATACCATTCAACACCAAAATACCTGCATTGTCAGATGAAAAGTTATATAATTTAATTGTTCAGGAAATGTAGGCGTGGAAACAACAGAAAGGACATACAACAATGACAGAAAACACCTCCACAAACACCCTTGACGCGGTACGCAACACTTTTATTAAGCTCCTCGAAACTCTTCCTGCTGAGAGTATGGAGCTGAGTGCTGCGGATCGAAACTCCTGTTACACCCAGTTTGGTAATACTGACAATGGCGACAATCTCGACGATGTGCGTACACTTGCAATTCAAACGCTCAAAAATGCGGTTTCGGATATTCTCGTCCATCTTAGGGTCAATGTCGTTTCCCTAACGCTTCGTGTGTTCCAGTTCGATAACCCTGTCACCTATGCGGTTTTCCTTGGTGATTCGATGATGAGTGCAAAAGTATTTGGAGATGGTACTGCGCAGGTTAAGATGATGTGCGGATCAGAGACGAAGTTCTCAGACACCGTGACGGAGGAGAGTGCTCCTATGTACATCAATCGGTTCGCACGGGCTGTTATTGCGATGGGGAATGAACCTATTGAGCAAGATGGCGGGATTGACCAAAAGGACGCTCTGTTGCGCCGACTTGACCTCGTATGAGAAAATGAGCGGTTGGAGTGGAAACATCCTCTCTGACCGCTTCTTTTGGCTTATAAGTCCGCCGAGAACACACGTGACTTTAGTCGTGGGATGAAGCGGCGCGATCCCTTTGATGTTTAACAAAAACCCGTTGAATTTCCATATATCTTTTGTTATAATTTAGGCCTCAAATAAGCCAAAGGAAAATGTTGGAAGGAGGTGTCGCGTGCTCACCTACAAAGCGTATCGCTATCGGATCTACCCGACGAAGGAACAAGAGAAACTGATTATCAAAACGTTCGGATGCGCCCGATTCGTCTTCAACTACTTTCTCGCGCTCACGGAGCACACCTACGAGGAAACAGGCATGTCTGTGTCCCACCGCGAACGCTCGGCGATGCTCCCGAAGCTCAGGAATGGAGAGCGAACGGATTTTCTTAAAGAGGTGGATAGTATCGCACTGCAAGCCTCCCTCGAAGATCTCGACGACGGGTATAAACGCTTCTTTACAGGACAGAATCAGAAGCCAAAGTTCAAAGAGAAAGCGGACTCCGTTCAGTCATACACAACGAAAGTCGTCACAAGAAATGGGAAGTCGATCAATATTTGGATCGAAGGTGATAAAATCCGTCTCCCAAAACTTGGGTTTGTGAAGATGAAGAATACGCGTGACCCGCTAGGAAGAATTATCAATGTGACCGTACGGCGTAAGGCTTCGGGGCACTTCTTTGCGTCCGTCCTCGTCGAGGAGGAGGTCTACGTGCTTCCGAAAACAGGTTCCTCCGTCGGCATTGACCTCGGTCTCAAAGAGTTCGCGATTCTCTCCACGGGGGAGAAGGTTGAGAATCCTCGCTTCTACCGCGTGCAGGAGGAAAAACTCGCGAAAGCCCAACGAATTTTGAAGCGTCGGGAACGCCGCGCCAAAGAACGAGGCGTGAACCCCGAAACCGTGAAAAACTACCTGAAAGCGAAACAAAAGGTTGCTGAAATCAACGAGAAGATCGCGAATCAGCGCAAGGATTTCGCACAGAAACTCAGCACGATCTTGGTCAAAAGCCACGACCTGATTTGTGTCGAGGATCTGAAAGCGAAAAACTTGCTTAAGAACCATTGTCTCGCGAAGTCGATTCAGGACGCGGGGTGGCGCCTTTTCGTCGAACTCCTCGAATACAAATGTCGTTGGTATGGCAAGGAACTTTCGCGGATAAGCCAATGGTTTCCGTCCTCGCAGATCTGCTCTTCATGTGGGGCGCATACGGGGAAGAAACCGCTGAGTGTAAGAGAGTGGGACTGTCCCGAATGCGGACACCATCACGACAGAGACGTGAACGCCGCACTCAACATTCTGCGCGAAGGAACGCGGGTTGCACGCGAAAAGGCGAAACTTTCGTCGTAAAAAATCTTCTCTTTGATCTATCGAAAGACCTGTAATGTAAATAAAAACTCCGTTGATTTCTCAACGGAATCAGCCGACCGAACATCGGTGGTAGCTCGGTGAATTAGGCGAGCCTCTGGTGGGAACGAACGTTTTCTCTAAGCCGCCCGTACCCAAGAATCTCGCGACTTCAGTCGTGGGTGGTTCAATCGTGCGTCGGTAGATGGAGATTTCCCGAAAACAAGCAACAAGGTTTTCGAGTTTTTCCTGCACTGATATTCGATTTGTTATATAATAAATCCATCAAGAGTTGTTGAACAGAAAGGAAAGAAAAAATGGGTAACTTCAAGGTTGGCGACACTTTCGATGACATCAAGACGAGCTTTCTTCGCAAGGAGCGCGTCTCTCTCCAGAACAGCAATGAGAATGGCGCGAACTACATCACGGACGCGACTGTGGATGACATCATCCGACACATCACGCATGGTACAGGTGTTGGTGCGTGGACGCGTACGGGAGGTTTGATCGGTGAGGCAAAATTGATTCACGGTTTCTCGCCCGACTTGCTCATTAGGATGTTCTATTTCGTTGAAGAGAACCGCATTGGCTTCCGCTTTGAGCAGGACGGTGTTGTTGCAAATGACTATGCGCTTGAATATTCGTTCGGGCAACAGGATGTAAAGTTCGACACGAGCGACATGGGAAAGAGCCGTAAGGTGTTCTGGGACAAGGTTGGAAACTTGTATGCCCGTGCTGTCCTTGACGAGATGGATGAGGCCTTTGAGCGCGATACATTCGGTCCTATAATTGACTAACGGTTGAATATGTTGATGGCGGGACGTTCCCGCCATTTTTTCTAAGAAAGGAATGTCGTTATGCAGACAAGGTGCGGTACTGGGACAAATGATTTGACCAAGAGAGAAAAAAGTTCTCTTTACTATGAAATTGAGCTTTCTAAGCCGTGGCGTTCGTTTTGTGACCATTGTGTTGAAGTCGAGCTTGAGAATATCCTGAAAGAGATGTTTGGTGATAAGTTCGGGTTCGGACTGAACTGCAAACTGGATGTTCTCGGAAACCGTCATAAGGGGCATAAAATTGACTTTTCTTTAACCCTATATGCGGATAATGTCGAATCTATGAATATGCTCGTTGACCTTGGCTTTCTTGGTAAAGGTGATGATTATGGCGGAGATGTTTGGGCGTTTGACTCTATTAAGGTGATTGCGAGTCCAAAGAATGTGTCTATTGACTATGAGATTCGTCCTAGTCTCTGCTGGGGACATATTTTGCGTTGTCGCCCAGATGATCCAGATGTGTTCAAAAAGATGATGCTGGCGGGTTACAAAAAGTTCGTCAAATATGTGGAGTACAGATTGCTCCTCGCACACACAAAAGCGCGTAGTGCCGAATCTCTAGCGGAATATGCGGAGTCGCAGGTATGGGAGTTGGATGAGCGTGGAGAATTGAAGCTATGTCTTGAACACTGATTGTGGTATCTCTCGTGGCTTCTTCCTTTGGTCTATTTCCGTACTTGGCTTTCAAAAATGCCTACATTGTCTAATAAAAAGTTATATAATTAAAATATCAAAACACCAAATCATCACATAGAAAGGATTCCTCCACATGCACACCGTCTTCTACGCTGACCTCACTCCGTTTCAGCAAGAGGAAGTCCTTGACTTTTATCGAAAAGAACTCACCTCTTTTGATGGGCGACGGCGATACTTTCATTGGCTTTTTGACGAGCTTGTTGGAAACTTCTTTGGCAAGGAATCTTCCCTCAATATGACCTATGAGGTGTATGATAAGAACGGAAAAATCAACCTCTACGTTACGGTCTCGGCGAACAACAAGAAGGCACTTAAAGAGCTTTTCCGCTTGGTCTACCCAGACATCTCGCCGAATCAAAGAGGAAACCTCCCCGTTAAAAAGCTCAAGAGTCTCTGGATAAGTCTTTTGGAAGATGACCCTTTCGTCACACCTTGCCCAAAAGATGGCGTAACCATCTTTACCGACCGATTCCTCAGCGCAGAGGTGACAGAGGACATCGCACGCGTCTTTGGGCAGTTCTATCGGAACATCCTCGACGAACTCACGCTTGCCCTCGAACGTCTCAACTCGGACATCGAATCCGTCATTGTTGACCGTATTAAGGATGACAGTTTCGTTGTGACAGGAAACCTCGTTCTCCTTCCCGCTATCCCAAAGGAAAAAGAAGAAACAGAAAGGAATGATTATCTTGACTAAGACGAAGCCTCTCGCGAAAAAGACTTTTGACGCGCTCTCCTATACACAGAAACATAAGGTACGCTCCTATTTCGAGAAACGCCTCGCCTACCCTCTCGGGCAGCAGGAATATCTAAGTTGGTTCTTCGGTGACACTATCGTCCCCGAGGAGTTCCCAAACACACCTTTCTTTTTGGTTTATTTTGTAGATATTATTCATCATAATGAAGTAACACTCAGCTTTAATCTCTACTTTGAATCTCCAGAAGAAGTCAAGCGTCTCCTTGATTACACTTATGGAGAAAGACGAGCTTCCTCTCCTATTGATTATGATAAAGTCAACTACATCTCTATTCTTGCTACAAGTGGTATGCCTAAAGGAGAGGACATCATCGTTGTATGGGAAGCAAAAGAAAAAGGAGAAACCATCTTTGTGGACGGTTTTCCCGAGGATGAGGTGAAAGAGTACATCGCCAGTCAATTCCGCCCGTTCTTCGAGAACGCTATTGAGTGGCTTGAGAACGAGTGGTCGCAAGTGAAGGCTCGCCCCGACACCGTGATTGAGAACTACATAGCGGCGCAGGAGTTTTATGTCAACGGTGAAGGTGTTGTTTACATCGGTGCTGACCGTTATGTGGACTATGACGATGAGGGCGAGGAGATGGAACTGTACGAGATTGATGTGGAGAGTAGGTGCGATGCCATAAGGTATGAGAAGGGAACAAGAAAGCGGATGATTGGACGGGTTGGAAATATATTGTTGTCTAAAAAAGGGGGATTAACAAACAACACATAAAAAGTTTGGAGGTGTCTGGTCTGTAGTTGGAATAGAACACAAGTGTATGCTTGATGGTGGACAAATCTGGCTATATGTTGTTTTCGCCCTCTATATAGAGGGCTCGGATTGAAATATCGCAACAGGAAACCTCGTCCTCTTTTCCATCATCCCAAAAAAAGAAGAAACAAAAAAGAACGATTGGCTTGACTAAGACAAAGCTCCTCACAAAGAAAACCTATAGGGAACTCTCCCTCGTTCAAAAGAAGAATGTTCACTCCTACTTCGAGAACTGCCTCAACTACCCCTTCGGTCGGACGGAGTATCTGAGCTGGTTTTCAGTGACACTACCATCCCATAGGAGTTTCTAAACACACCTTTCTATTTTGTCTATGAAGTAGACCTCCTCTGATACAACGAGGTAGCACTAAGCTTCAACCTCGCGTTTGAGACGCCAGAGGAAATCAAGTGTCTTCTTGATTACGCCTACAACGACAAAGACTACTGATTCATTGTTTCTGGAACGGTAAACGGAATCCTTTACGATAACGATGAAATTCTCATTCCTGTTTTATTAGATGAAGCCCTTCCGCCATATACAAAACAAAAGAATAATATCCTGATTGAGTTCGCTGGATTTTTGCGTGATACTGCGGAATCCTAGAAGAAAGAGTCAATTTAATGTCAAAGCAGTTTTATCAAGTTCTTGTGTTTGATTATCAGCCGTCTCGTGACAAAAACACAGATGGTGTGCTGATTGACTCTTGGTTTACAAAATCAAACTCTATTGGTCTTGTACGCCAAGAAGTTTTTGATAAATATTCAGGGGCGTTTTCTCGCACAATCCTCCTAGAAAAGCCCACAGAAAACGGATTCTATGCTAAGATTCTTGTCGTTGATGAGTCTATCTACAATCATGAGAAAGAAGAAATCGACGACTTTTGCTTTTGTTGTGGTACTCGCATTAAGGGACGTAAAGCCTCGTTCCCATCGACAATCATTTCCTTTGGCTCATCCTACACAGATTCTTATGATGAAGACTTCTTCGATGAAGATACAGAAGAAACAACCGAGGCTTTTTTCTGTTCCCACGAGTGCAAGCAAAACTACTTTCACGCACTCAATCCAACAGAAGTCCCCTCTATTCAAAAGAAAGAGGTCGAGCAGTCTGGAACAATCTTTGGCTACATCTACCACATCTATAATCGTGTTGAAAACGTGCACTATGTTGGACAGACACGTTTCTATCCAACATCTCGTTGGCAGGAACACATAAAGAGTCTCAAGAAGGGAACTCTTACTCAGTTAGAGTTTTCTGTTATCGCTGAAATTCCAAAGTGCGAGAACGCCCAACAGATTCTCAATGATACAGAGGCGTGGTGGATTGGAAAATACCAAGAAGAAGGATATGAGGTGTTCAACCTAATCCAGCCAAAGATGACCGCTCGTGATTTCAAAGAAAGATACGAGGCGATTAAAAAATCCTCCCAAACCACACTTTTCTGAAGAAAAATGTGGAAAAGGTACACATTTTTGTTTGGAAAAATGTGGAACACAAGACTTTTCTGGATGTTTGTGCTATTCTATTAAGATGAACTGATTAAAGAAAGGAAGTTAAACATGGAGCGAATCAAAGATATAATTGGTCGTGTTAAATAACTCAGGATGCACAAACTCTACATCGGTGAGGAAGCCGCAAACGGAATGTTCCGCGCAAAGGCGTTCTCTGAGGCTCAGGATTATGGAGACATCCTTGAAGCTCTCAAGGGAATTATCGAGAAAGATACAGAGATTGACCCATACAAGATTCAACGTGCAGTTTCTCTCCTCCACCATATTGTCCCTGAAAAAGAGAAGGCTCTGCGTGTGTGTGATGAGTCATACAAGCCTGTTGTAGAGAGCGAACTTTGGGTGTTCCGACAGGCGTTGGATATTCTTGGTCGTGCGCCTATCAACGAGTTCTTCTCAAGGGAGGCGTGAAGATGATGAATGGAATTTTGGTCTGCGGGTTTATCTTCGCAGCACTTTGTCTTCTCGCTTATACGGTGGCGGACAAAACAAAGGTTCCTCTCGGGAAAGAGAAGAAGGAAGATAAGCCTGTTAAGTTAATCCACTACGAATGAGGTTCTTTTATGGCAAAAATAAATCTCACTCAATCTGAAGCTCGTAAGATTCTCGGTGACAATATATTCGCAGAGGATACGCCAAAGAGAAAAACGGGGACGGGACTGCCTGATAATCACGCCAATCGTGGTATGAAGTTCGAGAAAATCATTAACGATGCGAATGAGATGTATCGGAAGGGAAATGTGGCGGTCATCACAAAAGTCCCAACAGAGTTCATTCCTGTGCGTCGAGGTGGACAGATTGTTACAGCCAAGGTCGCTCATAAGAGTGTAGTTGACTATCTTGGTGTATGGGAAGGAATCCCTATCGCAATCGAAGCAAAGAGTACGAATCAGAAGCGGCTCGCTTATGATGAAGTGCAGCCTCACCAAGAACAGTTTCTTGACGACTGGATGGAGTCTGGTGGTAGAGCTTTTGTGCTGGTTTCCTTCGGGTTAGAAAGATTTTTCTTCATTCCGTTGGACTACTGGAGCTTCTGTATCGCTTGTTGGAAACACAAGAATATACCTGATTGGGATTATGACCACATTTCGTTCGGAGAATTAAGTTTTCCACTCAATCGTAAGGCTTCAATTAGCGCTGAGGAAGTACCTGTGCAATTTGAAGTTGAAATGAATAAACGGAATGGTACTTTTGACTATATTGGCGGATTCGCTAATGTGGGGATTGGATGGGAACGTGGAGTCATTGCTCTCCACCATAACAAAAGAAAGAAGGAAACAAGTTGAAGGTTGAAGGAACTCGGTGGGAAGATGCCACACTTTCAAAGGTAATGTATAGCGAATCAACAAATCCGTCGAAAAAACATTCTGGCGAATACCTACATCATAGTCTTGTCCTTGAGTTTATCTCTGAGACAGGAGTTCGAGATTTTTCTGAACTCATCGACTATGCCGCGAAAAATGACCAAGTGATGTTTAAGGCTGTTTTTGATAACTATGCTTTCTATGTAACGTATCTGAAAGCTAAGGGGCGCAAGGAAATCAGCGCAGAGAAATCGTTCCCATGATAGAATGCTTTTGGAAATGAGGTGGAAAGATGAGTTTTCCAGACTGGCTTGACAACGATTGGTCGATATATTGAAGATGTTAAAACTGCAACTCTTTGTTGAATGGGTATTTTCTTCCAAGCGGGAGTTGTGCTGATTCTGTGGTTCGCGCTGATGCTGATGATTGTGGCGTATATTGTGGTTGTTGTGAGTCGGTGGGCGAGAGGAGATAGGCGTGGGGAGAATATATGAGATGAAGATAACACTCACAAGCGAGGTTGAAGAATATTTCGCAATCTTCCCTGATCAGAAACGAATCTTGGATGAGATTGTGGAAAAAGTTCCTTTTTATTTTCCTGATGCGAACTTACAGTGCGAGTTTGTTGGAGATGACCTATGTGTCAATATCTTGACCACGAAGTCGGTTGATGAGGCGAGTAAGGCACTTGACAGATTCGATAATGAGTGGTGGTTAGACAAATGGGCGAATTCGCCGATTTGTGTGTGCTTGGATTTTGTGTGTGTTTGAAGGTTGAATGGTTTTGATTAAATCTCTCTCGTTCCTCAATCGTTTTGGAAGAAATTAAAAACTGGTGGTCTGAGAATTTGTGGCGTTAAAAATTTTGCCGTATTTCTTTGACTCGTAAACAAAAAAGTTGTTGACAAAACGGACGGGTTTGTATAAAATACAAAAAGATTTGCAAGTTATCCGCAGCAAATAATGAGGAAAAGAGGCTATCTGACAGTCGCTTTTTTCTTTGCTCTATAGCTTGCAAAAACACTTTTCAAAAAAAAATCTTCTTGTTTTACAAAAAATCTCCCACATCGAACTTCTGATGTGGTAAGATAACATCTATCAGAGGGACATCGGAGCCTTTCATGTCTTGGCGGATCTTTAACAAGCCACCTCAACGGACTAGGTAGAGAGCGACAACGACACTTAGACGGTCGATTCCGTGGGGTGGCTCGTCTCTATCAAATGTCGTTGACGCGGATTGAAACACCTTGCGGATCGCGTAAAGGTAAAAGTTTTCCTCCTATGAAAACGGACGCTTGCCCTCTACGCGAGCGTCCAACATGCTGCGGTAGCTCAGTCGGTAGAGCAAGGGACTGAAAATCCCTGTGTCGGTGGTTCAATTCCACCCCTCAGCACCATAATGGGTCTGTAGCTCAGTTGGTAGAGCACTCGACTTTTAATCGAGGTGTCGCGCGTTCAAGCCGCGCCAGTCCCACCAATATTCTCCGATAGTTCAGTTGGTAGAACAAATGACTGTTAATCATTGGGTCGCAGGTTCGAGTCCTGCTCGGAGAGCCAAATGGCGCGTTAGTCAAACGGTTAAGACATCGGGTTTTCATCCCGGGATCGCGGGTTCGACCCCCGCACGCGTCACCAAATAACCAAATAACGCCGAGGAAGCCCCGCCTTTGCGTGGCTGTGGAATCGGCGTGTCAAATATAATTTTTCAGGGAGATTTTCTAAAAACCGTTAAAAACCTTCCTGAAAAATGGTACAATTCAAACAACGAGAGAACCGTTGTAGGCGCAGAATTTAGCGCAAAGGCACTCGTTGAAAAATGTGGCAACGCGGGCACGACCTGCGTTGCGCGGGGCGCTGTCATGCCCCTTATGTTCCGCCCACCGAAGGGAGGTCGGGAGGGTCTTTCCTTCTCAACCGTCTGAACCTCGCATCGCTCGGAAGCGTGTCGGCTGGGACAAGCCCCCGGATTTATCCGTGGTGTGCATGACATAGCAATTCTTTCTATGGAATTTGGACTCCCAGATTCTCTTGAGACTGGAGAAAATCTTCTTGAAGTGGATACCGCGTTTTTGGGGGATTGTGTTCCGTCACTTGATGATGATTTTTGGCGTTTTGATCAGCCCCCTCTGAGCGATGCTGAGATTCGAGCGTAATTTACAAAGCGTGTTATGTAGGTTTTCGTTTACCATGCCTGAAAAAAATCAGAGATTGCTATTAAGTAGTCTCTTTTTTGTCGCCCGCATTCTATTGTTCGGAGGTGTTCTTCCCGATATTGCGGAGATACGAAATGGATATTTATTCCCGAGTGTTTCCCTTTACTGTTAGCAATTTTTGTTTTTTGCGGATGATTGAATATGGTTGTATACTATAGGCAATGAGGTTGTTTTTTTAGAAAAGGAGGTTTTTTATGGAAGTCTTATTCACGATTTCTTTGTATAACTTTAAGGAGTTATACAGGCTGGCGTGCTCTTATGAAGAGAATGCCAGTCTAAAGGTTCTTATGGAGAGAGGGGCTGTTTTTCTTCATAAAAACTTGAAAGGCATTGTCCACATCCTTTGGAAAGAAGGAGGGTGGACGGATGGCGAGGAAGGTGAACTCTTGTTTGAGGAGTTCACTGGAGATCTCCCTTATCACGTATTAAAACGTGATGACGGGATCGTTTTGGAGGATTTCAATGTGATTCCTCCAGACGAATGGACTCCAAAATCGCCGCCGTCACAGCAACCGCTCATTACTGCTTTGAGTGGTTGCCGTGGTCCATTCTCTGCGTTAGAAGTATTCTGTGACATAGAGGACAAAAAGGTATAAGACAAGGTGGTCTCTGGCGACGAAAAGAAAGTCGTTAGAGACCACCTATCTTTTTTATAGACCAGAGGATGTTGGTTTTATCGACCAATGGAAAACCACCTACAATGACACCACGTCATCCTAGGTGGTTTTTATTTCTCTCCGTGCTCCTTCCCTTACACTCTTCCCTATTTTCTCTACATAACTCCCGCCATCCACGCAAAAAACCCACACACAACCATATTTTGTTATATAATAAAACTATCGAAAACGTCAAACACAAATGCCGCCTACCCCGCCATCCACATAGAGAGGAAAAAGCGATGAATAACGGTTACATTCCCGACACCACCTATGACGCTCCTACGAGAGAGCCCCGTACCGCCTACGATATGACGATGTATAACAAGGTGCTCGACCACTTTATTTCCCTCTCGCCAGAGAAGGTCGTAGCGCGAATCTTTGGCGAGCGTGAGGAACACGTTCTTGAGCGCACCGTCATCAAAGAGTTCCTTTCCACCACAAAGGCAACTATGTACAACGGATGGACGCTCCGTGCTCTCATTCCGAATATGATTGGTTGGGTTGAAATGGCATGTTTCCCGTTAGAGGAAGTCATCAATGTCGTTTTCTTCAGCGAGGAGGGGCGCAAGGTTCGTTGTTGCTGTATTGATGTCCTTCAGTGCCACGGCTCGGTTAAGGATTATCCTGTGTTTTGCCACGATCTCAAAACGAACAAACAGCGCGTCTACCGCGACGTGGCGTGGGCGTTTGATCCGAATCGGACGATTGGTTGGGAGGATTGATGGTTGTGGAGACGGATTGTTGAGGTAGATGAAATTTATTTCTAAAAGGAGAATCTAAACATGACACCAAATTTTCGAGTAGACACAACTGTTTACGATACATTTATTGAGAAAATTCTCTCCCTTCCAATGAATTCCATCCATGCTGTGTTCTTTGGTTGGACGGAATGGAATTTGTTTCTCGCCAACCAGTCCGAAAATACGCGAGAGATGGCACTTGCAAATATCCGAAAGAACTTCCATTGGAAAGAAGTGTTTGAACGTGGGTGGCACGCCAGAATCTCTTTTCCCCATGTTTACGTGGACTTAACCTTCTCCCCTCAGTCTTTGAATGTCAATGGAGAAGTTTTCAAGGCGGGTGCTCGCATTCGGGAGTTTTCGGTGAATATGAGTGCGGATGTGCCAAACGAACGGATGCGTGTTTTGAATAAGAGATTTTTCTTTGGCGGTGCGGAATCGTCGTGGTCGTCGGACGTGTATGCTGTGTTCGATTGGATTGAGGAGTTGGACTAATGGGTGTGTTACACAGAGAACGTTACAATCGCATAATTGACAATCTCGTCACGCGCCCCCTCCTCTCCCTTCACACCCGTCTCTACGGTTGGAAAGAGCGCTATGTTGACCTGTGTAGTGAGTACCCGCAACTCGCAACAATCCTCCTCGAAAGCATCGCTGAGGATTTATCTTCCGACGAAGCGAAACTGAGCGGGTGGGTCGCTGAAGGTCGGCTGTTGGATGGCGAGCGCATCAAGGTTCAGTTCTACGAGGATGAACTTTGGGCGAGTGTCATCATCTGGGGCAAAGATGGAAGGCAGAGGCGTTATGCACGGATTGACCTGAACGCGGAAAACTCTGCGCCAAATTTTGTGTTTGTACAGGAAACAACGGATAATGGTGTTTTATCGTGGTATGATAATGTTGTTTCTAGGTCGTTCTCACTTGTCCCCATAGTCTAGGTTAATTGTTGAAACGTTGTTTGAAAGGTTGTTGAAAATGCCACGAGTAGAAGTCCCTATTGAAGAAAAAGTTCGAATCTCTCTTTCTCGTCAGACAGTTCTCCCTGATAGTTCTCTCCGAACACGTTTCGGCGATGTCGTGAGATACTGCAAGTTCCACGAACCAAGCGATACAATCGGTCGTGACGATGTGATTGGTGATGAGGTGAAACTTGGCTCTATCACATACGTCGGTGGCTATCAACGAATTCGGAGTGTGAATGTTTCTCATGATGTAAGAAACGATACGTTTTCTCTCAAGTTCAATCATGAGTTCACGTCGCTTGGGGTATCGTATTATATCCCGCTCTCTATCGTCGGAGACCTTTGGGTGGATGGCGGGGAGAACAATCCTGACGAGATGTTCTATCAGTTCGCAACGATTGTCCGTGATATGTTTGTTGAAAAAGCGGTCATTTCCATCAATCGTCATAAGATTTCCGAGGAGGAGTTCTTTGACAATACGTCGCGTCTGTTTTCTTCAAAGAGCGACGATGAGATTGGATCTGTCATTGACGAGATAAATTATGTGCGAGATAGTCTTGTTGATATGCTTGATTTTCTGGACCCCCCGGGTGAGCCACGTTACATTCCCGCGAACATCGACTATATCTGGATAGATGTTATCAAGAAAGTGGAACTCCTGAAAGCGAAGATTGGTAATTAGACCAAAGGAAGATTAACAAGAAAACGAAAGGTTGCGTCGGAGCAGAAATGTTTCGGCACAGCCTCCATTTTCCATCATCCCCGCTTTGGTCATTGTGCGGGGAAATGTCTCTTTTCTAAATCAACTCGCAAATTGAGCCCCGTTCGGTAGGGGCTCTTTTTGTATGTAAAAATTTGCAAATAAAAGTTGAGATCGTTTGGTTTTTGAAAACCGTAAAACAAAGTTATCAACATGTGTTATACTAACAACACGTCAAACATCTTAGTGGATAGTTTGACCGTCACCTCAGCGGACTAGGTAGAGAGTGACAACGACGCCTAGGTGGTCGATTCCGTGATGTGGCTCGTCTCTATTAATCGTCGTTGACGCGGATTGAAATAATCATGAATTTACGTAGCTTGGAATGGAATATAAGGTTGCGTCGGAGCAGATACGTTTCGGCTCAACCTTTTTCTTTTGGCTTATAAAATCTCTATATTTCAAAAATACCTGAATTAATCATCTCAAAGATATATAATAAAAACAAAAACACACAAAAACACTCGAAAGGAAAATATTCGCCATGTCTAACCCTCTCACATTTGGAAGACAGTTCCTTGCCAGTTTCCCTCTAATCAAAGTCCGCAACACTGACACAGGCGAAACACACGTCGTTGGAACAAACCACCATGACTACCTTTACGTTACAGAGGATGGAACAATCTCCTATGTCAATCTCCAAAACTATGGCACGATTGGGGATGGTTATGAATTTGTTTACGAACAGGTTTCGCAGTGGTCTGAAGAATCCGAGCATTTGGGAAAGGAAATTCCGTTTGCGGAGGCTACAGAGTTTGAGAGAATTACTGAGGAAGTGAAAGGTTATTACGCGGATCTCGATAAAAAGATTGCCGCGATGGCAGAACACTTCTTTGCAGAACACGCTCCGAAAGAGGAGAAAAATAATGTTTGAGCCTAAGAATCCAGAACACCTTGCACGTTATCGCAGAACCATTGATGCTATTCTTGACAACAAAGAACTCAATTGGGTTCGTTTGGCGCTTGATAATTCTTCAATGGAAGTTGTCTTGTCAGGAGCGTTTCATAATGACAAGATTCTGATTGATGGAATCCGAAACCTTCTCCACTCTGAAGAAATTATGAATCATATTCTTTGGAGAATGACTTTTGGGTTTGGTGGTGGTATCACAGGGCGACTTGACTGCGATCAAGTCTTGGATGGAATGATGGTTAAACTTCAGTGTGGTGGTATACCTGTTCGTTCCTTCTCTGTCTTCCTAGACCTGCCTGAGTGGGCGAATGGTTGTGTCGGATATTTGCGCGGCGATGACTACTATAAATACGAGGATGATGTCGAGGGCGCATTCTATGTTAGCAAGGTATAACCATGTATCTTGCAATGGTAGAACGCTGAATTTTCAATGAACTTTCAGCTTCGAGAACGCGCACGAGGAAAAAGGAAGGAACGTTTGTGAAGGCGTTCACGATAAATCTAGTCTATGTGGACGAGCTCGTTTTGAGTATGTTTGCATAAATTTTAAGGAGCAGGATTGAACATGTTAAACTACCCACCAACTCTCAACAACAAATATTACAAATTATCCCGCTTAATAAATAGACTTCATAGAAAAATTGCCGTTGCTCCGCCATCTGATGTGTCGGATATTCCAAAGGAACGAAGGGAAAGAGCTCTTGAGTGGGAGAAGTTTGAAAAAGAATCTATCCACTCAATGCTTAATGAACTAAAAGAAGAATTTGAAAACCTCATCATCTGGTCACATAGAAAGACTACTACACCTTTGGGGAGGTTTGGTGTTGTGTACGACCTAATCGTTGACTTTGGATTTTGGGAAGGGCGTATTCCAAAGGAGCCTTATTTTGACCCAATATCATTCGGTGGGTGTATGAGTAAATTATCGAAATATGTTGGTGAGGAAGACACTTGGAAACTGTTTCAACTCGTAAACGAAATCGTTATTAGGTTGCTTAGACCTCAAAAAACGGTTGCAAAAGGAAAAGATAAATGAGTGGTTAATATGGATTTTTTGTAGACCAAAGGAACCGTTTGGACGATGGATGGTGGCGCAAAAGTAAAGTCGCCTTTTTCCTGTTTTGTTATTCGTAAAGTTATATAATAAACACATCAAACGACATCTTGTCGAATGGAAACCCTGTTTCTTATGATGAACACACAAAAAGAAAGGTCGGTACAAAATGATTAGAGCACTTATCGCATATACCCCGTCGAAGGATATGGACGTTTTCTTCTCCCCCTCAAATCTTCCGTCTGCAAGTGGCGGTATGGGAACGATGTTCGACAATTCGAACGACCGTGAGTGTGTCAAGCGCGACAATGGTATCAACAACGCCCTTAACGCACGCAAGGAAGTCCACTTCGAGGCTGGTAAGACCTACTCGATTCTGTGTGATTATGACGGCGGTCTACTTGGCGTTGGTCGTGAGCTTGCACTCGTTTTCAACACAGAAGAACACATCGCAAACCTCATCTCTGCTGGGAACTACAAGACAATCGCTGTTGCGCTGAACCCCTACATTGCGCGTGGTGACAAGTTCGAGCCTCCGATGGAAAAGAACCTTGGCGCATGGGTCGCGAACAAAGATGTCGATTATGTCTACCACTGGACGGCTGAGAAGGGCTGGGTGTTTGCTCCCCTCCTGAAGGACGGACATGATGCAGAAATTTTCAAGCACGAGCTAGTGCCGCTCAAGAATGCGGACGGCTCGTATTAAGGATTGTGTGGTTGGAGTTCGGCTAATGTTGGTTGGACTCCAATAATAGCCGAAAGTACAAAAATGATTAATCCGCCATCCCCACACATAAAAGAAAGGACACACTCCCATGAATGCAAATATAGACTCCGCCTACTCAACACTCCGTAGTACGATTCAACGCTACCAAGAGAAAGTGTCAGCGGTAAAACCTGAAGACGAATGGCAAGAAAACGTTGTCGACTCCCTCCAATCGTTTTTCTCAGAGATAGAAGATGCACTCTGCTCTGGAAAGAGAAATATGAATCATTACACATCCACCACACCTCTTCAACGCTTTGAAGAAACAAAGAGGGTCTTTTCGTTCATTTCGTATTTTGAAGGTCCTGAACCAGAGAACGAAGACTTTGATCCACTCACATTCAGTGAATGTTTGGAACGCCTTCCTGAGTACATCGGTGAAGACGAAACACAGAATCTCTGTCGCACCATGAATGAGATCCTTGCACAGATGCTTGTTGGAGAATAAGAGAGGAAGCATATTTTATGAACACAGACATGGAAAACGCGTTCTCGAAGCTCTTGAACATCATCCAGAGTTGCCGAGAAAAAGTTACTGTTGTAAAACCAGAGGATGAGTGGCAGGAATATTCGCTCTGCTGTCTTCAAGAGTTTTTCTCCGAGATAGAGAACACTACACTCTCATGTATCAGGGAAATTGAACATTGCCCTACTTACCCTTCATCTTATGAACGGTTCGAATCGGCGTATCGAATGTTCGATAACTTCTCTTGGTTTGATCCAACTCAATCGGAAAACGCGCGAATTGACCCTCCTTCGTTTGGACGGTGTTTGGAGCTTATGTCTGAGCTAGTTGGCAAGAATGAAAGACAGATGCTTTGTCGGGCAATGAACGAGATTATTGTGAAGATGCTTCAGCCTGAATTGTAAAGTACGGAAAATAAAGAGTTGTAGGAGATATAATGCACATGACAGAAAAAGAATTTATCGAACTCAAAGATCGAATTGCAAATTCCATCTATGAGCAAATTAACTCAGAGAGAAGTACATTCAAGAAGAAAGACCTTCTCTACGTCGCCACACAGGTAATGAAGGACAAGCTCCCTACAGAGTATCCTGAGATTAGTAAGGGGAATTATGCCCTTGGATCTATTTTCTGGGTTGGAGGAAATCAACGTCAGAGAACGGTGCGCTTAACATATTCTGCAAAAAAGAGAGCGATTCTCGTGGAATTCCTTCATGTCACTACGTTTATTGGAGAAGTGTTTGTCAACGACAGAATCTTAACCGACCTTCTGATTAATGCAAATAACGATTCTGATAAACTCTGGAGTCTGTTTGAAGATATGCTTCATGTCGTTTTTGAGAGCATGGTGCTTCGAGGTATTATGTATGGCTCTTTGAATGAGGATGAGTTCTTCTCTGACGAATCCGTACTGTTCGGAGATGGTTTTCGTGACTCGCATGGGGCTGGACAAGGATTCTTCGCTCTTGCGCGTGATGTTGGAATTCTGAAAGAAATGTTCAAACTTGGCAAGAAGTCGCCGCACATGGATGAACAGTGGCAACTTATCGTTGAGGATTATGAACGGTTTGCGCAAATGGTTGACACAAACCTTCTTGTTCCAAAGATGGATAGAAAGGATTAGATATAAATGGATAATAACAAAGCACTCTATGAGAGAGTGAAGCAATCTGTATATGGGCAGTTTGTTCTTCCTGATAGTTCGCTCAGACACAATTTCAAAGAAATCGCTGCGTACTGTAAGCTCCACAGAAACAGCCTCTCCATTGGTCGATATGAACTCAAGGGTGGCTACACAGAGCGTCCCATTGGAACAATTTCTCTCGGCGGCGGAGGACAGAGGATTCGTAGCGTCAACCTGTTCCACAACGTCGATGAAGACAACCTCTCGCTCAAATTTAACCACGGTTACTTCTGCATCTACACTAAGTTTTCTGTTCCGCTCAGTCTTATCGGTGATTTATATGATGCGGAAAAAGACAGTGACGACATGTTCTTTGCTTTTACAAGTATTGTGAAGGATATGTTCGTTGAGAGTGCTGTGAAGGCGATTGAGCAAGGAACTATCTTGGAGAAAAGTTTCTTTGATGGTGGTTCTGTTTTGTTTGGAGATTCCACAGCACCGATCAAAGAAAACCTCGTTGCTCTTTGTGGAAACCTTGTTGAGATTATGGAAGCTATCGACAAAAACGCTCTCAATGCCGATACAGATGTTACTTGGCTTTCTGCGGTCAAACATTTCAATTTGCTCCGAGCGAATATCCGTAGCTGATTCCTCAAAGAAAAATGGCGGCTTTTCCAGATTTTAGAAAAAACCACCTACGATTGTTATATAATACATACATCAGATGAGTTCGGTTTAGAGAAAGGGAGCGAAAAAACATGAAGACAGCTTATGTTGCGAAGGACGGAACGGTTTGCGAGACGGAGCAGGAGTGCAAGCGCTATGAGGAAGGGCTCAACATCCTCGAAGCCGTCTACAACGAGACTTTCAAGAGCATCCCTCTTGAGGAGCGGTGCAATAACATCCGCCATGATTTTGGCTCGGAGCGCACCCTTCATGCAGTTTCCGATAAGCACCTCCTCGCTTTCGGAAAGAAGCCTCGGTGGTCTGAGGATGTGCCGATGATGGTTTCTCCCCACGCAGGAATTATCTACCTCCGCGACGATGCGGTGTGTTCACTGTTTGAGCGTATTGTGGAACTGGAAAAACAGAACTGTGCGTTGGAGGAGAAAGTTGCCGATCTAGCGGAGGAGAACCGTTGGCTCGATGAAAAACTCTCCGAGATGGCGTGGTAGGTTGTTGTATGATAGAACCGTTGGAGTTTTCTCTCGGCGGTTCTATCTATATTTTAGGAGTTATGTTATAGAAAAACTTATCCTCCCTCACAAAATTGCATTTTCAACGAGTTGGTTTAACCATTTCCGCCATGTTTCAACCAATTGAAAAAGCGGAAAGTCCCCTCCAAGCTTTTCCTTTGGCTTATTGAAAATCTACCACATTAAAACGCATTGTCTATTTAGAAAGGAAGCTGTCATGCACACATCCAAAAAGCGCAACAGCATTAAAGAAAATGAACTCAAAGACTTCAACTACGATCTCTACACAAAAATCATAGAGAAAATCTTCGCGCAGAAAGATCTCAAAAACGTCCGTCTCACAATTGGTGAAGCTGTACTTACGGTAGAGGCTACGGGTTTCTGTGATGATAACGAACTTATGCTCGACGCAATCAAACACACACTCCTCTGTCCTGACGCATACTTGAACATGTGGGAGATACGGTGTCTTGCAGGAAACGGAGACTTCTATCAGTACGTTGACTTCGATCCGTTCATGCTTTCTATGAGTGTTATGATCGGGCTCCCTTCTGGGTGTGCAGTACGTCGCACAACTTTTGACCTCAATGAGAACATGGCGGAAGGAAACTTTGCACATCTCTATGACTACTCGAACGGGGATGACCACACCACAAATGATATTGATGAGGCGATTGAGTTTGGTTAAGGACTTGACTGCTCCAAAAAACCGTCACCTGTGTTTGGTGGCGGTTTTTTATTGACCGTTTTGCGTTGACAGATATAATTTAAATATGGGTTGAGTTTTGGTTTTATAGAAAGGAGTGTTATTATGAACACAGAATTTTCGAAACTCGCAGACATTATCCAAGATTGCAGAGAACGTATTACCGCGCTTCGACCCGAGGACGAGCGGGATAAATATTGGTTCTGCTGTCTCCAAGCGTTCTTTGATAAGATAGAGAACGCCACAAGGTACCGTATAAGAGAGATTGAGCGCGGTTCTACTTCCTCATCCTCTTACAAGCGGTTCGACGAGGTTTGCGATATGTTCAGGGGGTTCGCTTGTTTTTATCCAACTCCATTAGATGATTTGGAAGAGCTGAACATTATCCCACCATCGTTTGATGAGTGCTTGGAGCTTGTGTCTGAGTTTCTTGGTAGTGACGAGAGAGAGCGTCTTTGCCGAGCTATTAACAAGCTCGTGGCGAAGATGCTACAACCCGAACTGTAAAGCGTGGAAAGATCACAGAATTTTTTCTGTGGTCTTTCTTTTTTGTATATATTTTTCTTCCGAGTTACCACGTTTCGCCGAGAAAGCTCCTGCCATTAGGAATGTGGAGGAGCCGTCATTTGTGCGGCATCCAACTTAAATGCCTTTATATTACGTTTTGATAGATCCACATATTCTTGGACTTTATCAATACCGATATAATGGCGTTTTTCTTTTATTGCCGCCATTGCAGATGTTCCGCTTCCCATAAAGCAGTCTAAAACAACATCTCTGGGTTCAGAAAACAGTTTTATTACACGGCGCGGCAGTTCCAGTGGAAACTTTGCCTCATGGTCATCATTTCTTTGAACCGATCTTATATTCCATACTGCTCTACTTCCCCAGTCTGACCATTCATTTTTATTAAGTCTATTTCTGTCCACCTTGGTTATACCTGGCTTCCAGAAAATATATACATATTCAAATTCATCAACAGCTCTGTATGAATTCGTCGTCCAGTTGCTGTTTGCCCATGCTGCATCTTTTATCCACACTCTGCGATCGTATAAATACAATCCTGCATTTAATGCCATCTCTTCAAGAAAACCACCTACAATCTTAACCCGGGTTTGCGTGTTGTATTTTCCGCCTCTTATATTATTTCCATGAAGTCTCCGATCAACGGTTTGTTCACTGCACCCCAGCAAAGCAGCTAATTGTCTTCTATTGTAGTCTGGATGTTCTTCTGCCGCTTTTTTGACCTCTTCCTCTGTTATTTTACATTTGCGCATGCTAACGTTATTTGCCTGTATTCTTGGCATATCGAGATCTGGAAAGCAAAGAATGTCTCCTATATTAATCGCCATGAATCCTCCTTGTTTTAATACAGTAAAGTGCAGATTAATTACATCTGATAGCATATTAAGCCATTCATCATAGCTTTAATCTGCCTCATAGCTTTTCCCCACATGATATGGCGGCGACCAAACGCTGACAGCTACGGATTCTGGTTCGATTTGTTTCATCAATTCCTCTGCTATACCACAATAAATATCATCAATGGCAAGGTAACTCATTTGTCATTATCTCCTTCTTTATCAATATCAAATTCGACGCAGACGAAGGATGGGAATACAAGGTTAATCTTGGTCCTGAAAAAGTGATTAACCCTTCCATGAACAGTAAGCAGAGGATTGCAACGGTAAATGTCCGTAAGGAAGGAGACGCTACCGATAGATTCCAAATGAAGGTCTCTGTGAGTGTAAAAGAAAACCTAAACCCGCCTACATCACCGGACGACTGACATGCGCCCGCTTTGCCAAAGAGTTTGCTCTAAGGCAGTCATTCGCTCGTATCGAGGGTGTTTGTCGCCAGAGATCCACACGATTCCGAACAGCGCGTTCTCTCCATATTTCGAATGAGTGTCTTAGAAATCCGATGGTTGACATTGGACATCCAACGGCTCTTTCGCTTGGAAAAAGTCTTGAGTTTGCGTTAATAAAATCATATCATAATCGTCGGTGAAAACATATAAAGGAGGAAAAGATGGCTCTTTCCTATGTTTAAAGGCTATTTTTTTCGCCGTTACGTTTTTAATAAAAGAAACTTTATGATGCGTGGGGCGTTTATTTTTCTTGCTTGTAACATTAAAATTGCTGTTTTAACACTTTGGATGTTATATAATAGGAAAAATAGTTAAAAGCAGTTGGCTGTAAGGAGAAATCACTTATGTTTGAAAAGTTTTACCCTGCGTTCGTAGACATGACGATGGATCTCGGATTTCCCGCATTTTCCATTGACGAAAAGAACCCCCTCAAGGTTGTTTTCTCGGAGGTTGAGCGCGGAGATGATGTTAGCGAGCGTTTTGAGCGCCTTCGTGAGCGTTTTATGGAGGTGCTGACTAAGGATTTGTCGCGTTTTCCTTTTGTGGTGTCCATTTTCTTTCCCACGAATACGGGGGCGCCTCTCTACTCCAAGAGAATTAACATTCTTATCGGTCAGGGTGTGCAGCGTGGTGTCGCGGAAATCCACATCAATATCCATCGCACAGGCCGCAGTCTCAATGTGGTTATCTCAGACAGTTGGATCCATATTGAAACTATCGACGAGAACTATCAGGTTATTTCTTTTGAGCGACCCGAGAACGCTGTTGAGTACATTCGTAATTTCGTCGTCGAACAGGTTCAGAACATGTCTGCTCAGTCCAAGAAGGAGGTGGCTGTTGCATGAGGCTCATCGAAAAAACAATCCTCAATATCGTCCAAAAGCTCCCTATCTACCGCATCCTAATTTGGAGTGGTAATGGATGGATGCGCAAAAAAACTCCAACTTATGAAGGGTTCGTAAATAGCCCCGATGGAGACAAGATTCGCGCACATTTGAACGAAACTCTTGCTCAGACAAGCATGGAGTCTCGTTGTGTTATTGACCTTCCTCGCAACCAACTTTTACTCATTGACCGTATGGAGAAAGGTGCGCGTTTGGTGGTTAAAGTGTGTGGAAATGGACGGAGCTTTGACGGCTTTGTGTTTGATTTTTCACGGTCGAAACTATATGTGACTCCGATTGTGCGTGGGGTTCTGCGAACAAGGCGCGGTTTCTCCGCGAGTAAGGCGAATGAACTTTTGATTGAGTTTTTTAACTAAAAACCGCGAAAATTCTCCCACCTCTAAGCGAAGCGTAGTCGGTGGGATGAATCGCGATGAAAGAAATAGTTGCGAAGCAAAGAAAAAAGACTTGACTTCGCCTTTTCTTTGTTGAGCCAAACTCTCAGTGGGGCGAGGTACCGTCCTGTACTGTTCATTTTGAACGTCGAAGAATTTCTTAAGTCACGTTGATCCAAAATTAGAAGTGGATATACTACAACTGTTGCAGTTGTAATATATTTTCACCTAGTTGTCAGTCAGTTGTGATGAAATCTAGTACCTCAAGCTAAAACAGATAGTTATCTGGCGGTTGGTATAATTTTATGAATTAGGGGGGGGATGGATCTCATGAAGATAGAAAGAATCTGGGCAATGCCGAATAAGAATACATTTGATATAAAGCCAATAAAAAAACTCATTCAAGAAGAATTAGATAAAGGCGAACTTTGGATTGACCCCTTTGCAAATAAAAATAAATTCGCCAAAATAACAAATGACTTAAATCCAGAATATTCTACGGATTATCATTTGGACGCTTTGGACTTTTTAAAAATGTTTAACGATTCTTCTGTGGATGGGATTTTATATGACCCGCCTTATTCGCCTAGGCAAGTTAGCGAATGTTATCAAAATTTCGGATTAGAAGTAACAATGAAAACAACACAGGCATCCTTTTGGGCGAATCATAAAAAGGAGATAGCTCGAATCTTGAAAAATGGTGGAAAGGTGATAACTTTTGGTTGGAATAGTGGCGGGATTGGAAAAACATATGGATTTAAGATTGAAAGAATCCTTCTTGTTCCTCATGGTGGTTGGCATAACGATACAATTTGTGTCGTAGAAGTAAAAATTTAGGCTGAACACATAGAAGAGATTTTGTGCAGAAAGGAAAGCGTCATGAAAAGCATCTACAATCGACTTCACCGACTCATCCAAACCATTAAAGCTGATCAAGTTATTGCTTGGGAAGGAAACAACGTCTACTTCTCTACACCCGTCATAGACGATATATTTACTGGCGAGGGGACACATGACGCTCAACTCCGCACCAAAATCCTTGACCTCATTGAGTTCGCCCACACACAATGGCTCATTCGTTTTCGTGTGGAAGAAAATGAGATTATCGTCATGCACCTTCTAAACAGTGAATATTTCTACGTTGGGTTTGGTGTATGGGATGAAGATTTGTATAAACACGGTTTTGATGTGGAACGAGCCGCAAAAGGACGGATGCACGTCCGTTTCTTGTCTGACAATATGCTTATACATGAGCAGAGAGATGTAAAACTCCGTGACGCGAACCGAATGCTCGGTGACTGGCTTGATTCTGAGGGTGAAATCGTGCCTTATTGAGTGGTTCTTGGTGCTCTCCCTACGCTATTTTCTTTTTTTAATCCCCCCCTGATTTATCCGTGGAAACGGTCAAAGACTACTATCAGTCATGCAAAGATGAACATATTCCTTTGGCTTATCCAGAAAGTGCGAAATAGAAAGGGTTTTCTCTATGGAAAATAATGACAATGGAATTACAAACATTTCGGAACTCCAAGTTCAGCGCAATCTTCCTCGTCCAGATGAGGTTTGGAGACATTTTAAAGGTAACCTATATCTGATTCTCTCTGTTGCAACACATACAGAAACCAAGGAACTTTTTGTATGTTATCGCGCCCTTTATGGAGACTTCGGATATTATGTCCGTCCGCTAGATATGTTTCTTTCAGAAGTAGACCGAGAGAAATACCCTAATGCCGAGCAAATATATCGTTTCGAGCGAGTTGCTTTCGATTGACCAAAGGAAGGTTTTTTCGCAATGTTTGAACGTAAACGAAAAAGAATCCCTGACAAGGTGCGTCAACGCATCTATGATATGTATGGGGGTAGATGTGCTTATTGTGGGCAAAAGATTCCTACTAGGCGAGATATGAGAATCGATCATGTGGTTTCTTTTAATCGTGGTGGGGCGGATGATGAATCCAATTACTTACCTGCATGTCATGACTGTAACTTTTACAAAAGCTCGCTGACTTTGAAAGATTTCAAAGAGGGATTAGGAGCGATGGTTGGTAATCTAGCGAAAAGAGAGATTACTTTTCGTCTCGCTATCAGATATGGTTTGATTTCCGTAAATCCTGACGTAGATATTCGCTTCCTTTTCCAGCAGGAGCCTCCGAATGGGAGTTTTGGATTGATTTCATCTTCAATAGATTTGAATGGAAGCGATAAATGCTGTTTGTCAGATGAACCAGAGGAAAGATTGGTTGATGATGATTCCGAAAAGACTGCTTTTCGAAAAATGATTCTTGCAATGTACAAAAAGAAAGATTTAAACGAAAGTGAGTAACGATATGGGACAGAATTATTCTATCGGAGCTAGTTTCCTTAACAAACATCTAGAGAAAGACAAGATACGTTCAAAAGAAGAAGCGGATTTTGTAGCACATGGCGGAGAAGTTAAAACATACAAAGCAACAAAAGAAGAAATTGACGCTTGGATGGAAGAGTTGTTGCTGAAAAAGACAAGGAAAGCATCACACTTTACTGCGCCGATTCCTCCCAATGCCTAAAGGCAGGGTCTTTCTCGACGAAATGCAGTAAGATGCCTGATTTTGCTGTTTTGTGGCGTGGAAAGTTATATAATAAACGCATCAAATGAGTTGTGCAGAAAGGAAGTTCAAAATGGATAAAATTGTACGTTACAAAGACCTCTCTCCTGCCGCACAGGAGATTGCAATTCGACAGGTGCGAAACAGCATAGATTATGCGGATCATGTGCTCGGGGCGCTTCAGTGTTTTGCGAATGAAGCTCTTTTCGTAAAGCTCGGTCTTTCACTTGAACCTGATGTTGTTGATCTTGTTGTTTCGATTCGCAAGCATGTCGCCGACCTCTCAAAAATGAAGTATTCGTACTGTGCGGCGGATGTTATTGAGCTTGTATTCTCCATCAATACGTATATTGGGAAGCGTACAGACGAAATCATTAACGCTCTGCGGCTGAACTCGAATCAGTCTACTGATGGCGTGTGTTTCTCCAACCTCGGCGAGTTTACGGTGGACTACTCAAACAACAACATTAAGGTCTACATCTCCCCTTATGATGATGAGTTTGAGGAGGGAGAGGAGGTCAACACGCGAAACTGGATCAATGATACAGTCTATGATGCGATTTCCTCCATCCACGCAGATCTCTTTGAGCGCATGGAGTGGCTCTATTCTTCGCAGCAGATTGAAGCCTATATCGGTGCACGCAACCCTGAGTGCTACGAGAACGGATATATTCTCGTCTGACTTCCCTTAATAAACCAAAGGAAACGAAAAGTTGGCGCATATCGTCTTGGAAGAAACCTTACGGTTTGCGCCAATTTCTCTTTGGCTTATAGTGAAATGTTATATAATAAATACACAAGGTTGAGACAAGACGAGAGGAGAATAGATATGGTAAACAAGAAACTTCAGGATTTCATGCGCGGGTTCGGTAAGCCGACCGTTATCCGCGATGGCGAGAATGCCTCCACCTTCCTTGAAAGAAACCTCAAGGAACTCTATGACTTCGCAAACGCATGTGAAATGGACTATGACTTCTACAAAACTTACGAAGGAAAGTTCATACCTGACTCTCATGACTTCATCGGCGTAGTGAATCTTGAAGGTGAAGATGGGCGAATCCTCTCGTGCGAACTCTACCTTGCATTTGAGGATATGGTGTGTGTCGCGTTTGCGGGAGACGGTGAGTTTTTCACGAACAAGGAAAAGCTCTCGATGTTCTTCGCAGCGTCGCAGTTGCGTTCTAAACAGTTCGGCGCATTCGTTAAGTTTCTCTTGCTTTTAACAAAGAAGTCTTGGGATCAGTACAGTCCTATTTATGCTGGAACTGAACGTTGGGGAGAGGAGTGGAAGGAAAATGCTTAACAATCTTTATGACGAAAAAGATGATGCTTGCTTGACGCTTTGGAAGAAGGATTTTAAGCGTCTCGACCACCTCGTTCACGCGACGGGTGATGAAAACATTATCGGTTTTTGGAATGCCGCACACGTTTCTGAAGACGTGAAGAACAGCAAGGTTTTCCACATATCTTGGGACGACTATTTCTGGGATAGATCTTTGAGGGATGTTGCGTTCGTTGAAGCGTATCTCGCACGTAAAGATGTGTCTTTCCATTTCGTTTTTTATTCAATGTTTGGTAGTAACATCTCCATTATTGACGAGCGAGAGAATCTTATCGACGAGGATGGCGGGATTCCGAGAGAAAGCTGTCCTGATATGCGAAGAAAGATCGACTTGAACGATTATAGAACGTCGCATAGAAAACCCCCTGCTTCAGTGGGGGGATGAAAGGCGATCAATTTTCTGAAAGCAAATCCTATATGTGGTACGCTGTAAGAAAAAGAAAGGAGGAAAGATTGTGAAAGACTGTGTTTTAGGAAAGGCGACTCACACCGCAACCAAAAGCCGCGCGTCGCCGTCGCTGTCGTGCACGAAAAGATAGCGAATATCTGCAGAGACTTCCTGCACAAAGAATCGACGAAACTGGTGAGCGATAACCAAGTCATCGGGATTGAAGATTTGAACGTGCAGGGGAAGCTCCAATATGGGTCTACTCTCTAAAGGAACCGTTTAAATTTTGAAAAAAATACCGTAGGGCATACGGAAATTCACGCTCAGGGAGATTGTGTAAGACGGGTGAGACGCAAGTCGGTAAACGCTACGGTCAGTGAACTGAGAATCCCCCTGCTTTAGCGGGGGGAGTGTCAAATTCGTTGATTTGGTTTGGCGTGTGTTTGCTGAAATTGTAGATATGCGCCATTTTCTATTTATCGAAAGAAAGAATGATGCGGTATGTCAAATACAGTTGTTTTAACGATGTTTCGCGAGGATTTTAAGCAACTAATTGCTCTTGCGCATAAGTTCAAAAGTGAGAAAGTCCTTGCGCCTCTCCCTGATGTTCGTGTGTTTTTCTCAAAAGATGATTCTGTGGTTCACGCTGTCTTTCCTGACACGGGAACGCGTAGAACACACCCTCTCGTTAATTTTGCAGAGGGAGATGTTGATTATGAGACACCGTTCCACATTCTCGTTTTCTCTCCGAGCGGAGAGCAGGTTTGGGAGCATTTCTGGACTTCTGAGGACGACCCTGCCGATTTACTCGATTCTGTTACAGGTGTCACAGAGGTGATTCGTTGTGAGAGTTATCTCTCTGTTAATGAGGTTTGTGCGGGATAGACCAATAGAAAAGTGGTTTGCGGGAGATGGCGTCGTAGAGGAAAGTTCTGCTGTTTTTCTTGTTTTTCTGTTTGTGTTGAGCTTTTGTTATATAATAAACGTATCGAAAGAGTTGTGCGAGGGAAAAGAAAGGAAGGTTTAACATGGAAAAGGATCGCGTCATTCTCACAATGTTCCGCGACGATGTGCGCCGCATGATCGAGAATGCGGAAGATAAGAAGCTCGACAATGTACTTACATTTTTCAAAAGCGCGAACGTGCACTCTGGTGCGGCTGACTCTCCCATCGTTCATGTCGTTTTTCCCAGATTGGAGTGGAATCTCCATAATCCACTCGTGCGTTTTGTTGAGGGGTTTGTAAACGGCAATGTTCCCTACCACCTTTATGTCGAGGATACCTACAGTGGCGAAACGTGGGAGAAGGACTGTGTGCGAAATGAGCGACACATGGCGATTCTCAATTCTCTGGAACTTGTCGAAGGTATCGTTCATTACGGCAAGGCATATACTGTGTGGGAGGTTTGAGAAATGCGTTTCCCAAAACTGAGAGAGCATCTTGAGGAACTGAGCGAACATTCGCGTTTGGAAAAGCGTGATAAACAACGCGCACTCGCGGAGCTTGAATATCTTAATGGATTAAAAGATTTCCGCGATAATATGTGGGAAATTTGCGCGAATTTTGAAATGCGTTGGGGGTCTTTCGGTACAGAGTGGCGTGTCGTCGGCGAAACGCAGACATTTGGTTTTAATCGAGAAACGAAAGAAACTAAGTGGTACGGCGATGGGCGAGATAAGGAGGCGGCAGCGCTGGTTTCCTTCCTGAACGACATCCCATCTCTACGGTGCGAACTTTGCGCCATGAAGGAGCGTTTCCTGACTGATGGGTTTGGTAATCTTGAGACGGCTTGTGGTTATGGTGTTATTGGGACTTTTGTGCCGCGTTTTTCGTCGCGTGACGGTATTGAGGGTGTGGTGCGTGCGATGGAAAAGCTCGGATACAGACGAAGTGGGACGACACCGATTCTGTTCGTGAAGGATCGCCCGAGCGATAATTTTAGGGGATAAGCCAAACGAACAAAAAGCGGGTGGTGACGGCAGAAAGAAAATCTGTCGCTCCACCTGTTTTTCTCTTTGGTACACATAAAAAGTTATATAATAAATACATCAAGAGGACAGCGAAAACGCTTGGTTGTAAAAAGAAAGGAAGATGTAAAATGAGTTGCTACTCCGATGTTGCAATCACGATGTTTCAGACTGACTATGACCGCATGGTCGAACAGGCAAAGGCTACGGGCGACGAGGACATCATCGCAATCGTTACCACGATTCCCGAAGTCCATGACCTTTTGGAGTCGAATGGGAAAAATGTTGTTCGTCTAGGATACAACTGCGTGAAGTGGTATTCTAGTTTTGACGATGTTGGATTCGTTGAGAATTTCCTCGACTCTGGAATCGCATACCACCTTATCGAAATTTGCGGCGATTGTGACGAACCGAGGATTTGTGGAAACCTCGTCGATGAAGATGGAGGATTCTGTGAGAGCGTTTGTCCAGTTGTGCGGAACTACATCTCCTTCGACCAGTAACACCTCACATACGCTTGTCGGGCGGCAGAAAAACACCTTCGCGACAAGGTTTCTGTCGCTCGGCTTGCGATAACATTCTCCCATTGAAGTTTAATGGTGGAGCGTGTGGATGGGCGAAGACTAAACCAAAAGAAAAAACAGATGGAGCATGGCGTTACGAAAGTTTCGCTATGTGCCTTTTGTTTGCTTTTGTGGATTGTTTTCTCCACATCAACCTGCAAAAAGTTATATAATGAATACATCAAAAGTTGATTTCAAGAGGAGGAAACAAAATGGCAGACAAGAATTTCACGATTACGAACAAGCGCGGCATCGAGGTTCCCGTCCCCGAATGGCTCTACAACATCAACAATATCAAGGGTGTTGTGGTCAAGCTCCCAACTTATGAGCTTGCGCACATCATCGTTCCGCTCAACAGTGCGGCACAAGATAAGGTGCTCGAAGCTCTCCCTCCTCGTTCTGTTTCGGACGAGTTTGTCCAGACGGAAACGACGCAGAGTGGCATCGAGGTCAAAATGAAGGTGTACGTCTGTTTCTTCTGTGTCTGATGGAGGATGTTGGAGAGTTGCTCGAAGCAGGTCTTTCCACAAATCATTTTTACCATACTCCGCCGAGAAAGCTCCTGCCTTTAGGCATGGGGATGAATCGGCGCATCAGGCGTGGCAATTTGTGAAAACTCCCTATAAGGCGTTTGTGGAGATGGTTTTTGGCAAAGTCGCCGAGCGTGAGAAGGAAAATTAAGCGAGATAGCGACACAATCTAGGTAGAAAAGCTACAAAAAGAGAGATTCTGAGTGAAATCTCTCTTTTTGTTTTGCGTGAGATTGTAAAGGATCTTTTTGACAAACTCTTCTCACCTCTGTTACCCGTTCTTTTAAAAATATTTTCCACTTTTCCCCACACGAAAAAGAAAACATGGTATAATAAAAACATCCTCAGAGGAAAACACTCCAACATAAGTCCTCACAGGCGATAACCACCACGAATGAGCGGTTTGATGGGGAGCTGGGCAATACCGTTTGGGAAGCCTCGGCACATTCCCGCGACCGATAATAACCTGCAACACGGTGGCTAGAGGAGGCACAGGTTCGCCAAAATAAAGAAGCAAGGGCGGTCGCTCATCTGCTAAACGCGCTTCCTCTCGTTGGTCTTGGCGTATAGCAACTCCGAACCTCGCTATGAGTCAAAACTATGCGAGATATAGGGTACCTCCAATACCGCTGACGAGGTGAAAAGCTGTTGGGAAGGGGGAGAAGACTTCGATCTGGGCGAGGTTTTCTCCTTCTTTTTGTATTTTGGGAGGTTTGTTTTTGTGTTCCTCGAAATTCAAAATCTGATTAAAACATCTATTCGCGGGCGGGCATATCGGCGAAAAATGTTTTTTAATAGGAGGGGTTGTTATGCTATCGCAAGAGGATGGAATTGTTATTCGTTATTCAGAAATCGTTCATAATCCTTCACCTCTAAGTGTAGTAGAGACATTTCTTCCTTTTGTCGAATCCCCATATGACTATTTTCAAGAGATGGAACTTGTATATCCCTGTTTTAGAAAATGGTTTTATGAACGGGTTAGCTTCGAACTTGGCTTTGGGCGTGAGCTGTTGGTGTTGACGAAATCTGCGTACTCCCCTTGTTTAGAGGGCTCTTTAGGTTTTGCTGTTTTGAAAAAGACAGATGATGAAAGAAAAATTTGCTTGTTTCATATATCTTCAAGGGAACGGTTCAAAGGGTATGGACGACAGCTTTTTCAGGCGTGTTTGGATTACTTGGAAACAGATACGCCGTTAATGACGGTATCGGAGGGAAGGAAAGAGGAGTTTCATGGTCTACTAGATCATTATCAATTTCAGTTGACTCAGGAGTTGTGTGGGTACTATGTTGAAAATCGTATGGAGTATGTTTTTAATGATTATTTAACCTCCCCCTCAATTGCTCTATCTTAGGTATATGGAGTAAAACTATGTCAACTCTATATTGTTGGCGTAAAGAGTTGGCTCTATAATAGAAAAAGAACGACAGGTGGTAGAAACATGACAAAACCCTTAACATTAGGAAGTTTTTTTGACGGTATAGGAGGATGGTTACTCGCCTCAACACGCGCAGGAATAAACCCTCTTTGGTCTAGTGAAATAGAACCATTTCCTGAGTCTGTTACGCGAAAACACTTCCCTCATGTTGCACAACTAGGCGATATAACAAAAATAGATCCAAACACGCTTCCTCCTGTAGATATAGTGTGCTCAGGATCGCCTTGTCAGGGGTTATCCACCGCAGGAAAGAGGAGAGGATTAAAGGATGTACGAAGTGGGTTGTTCCTCGAAGCAATTAAGCTTGTTCGAGAACTTAGAAGAAGGACAAACGGGAAAAGTCCACGATTTTTCGTATGGGAAAACGTCCCTGGCGCCTTCTCAAGCAACAAAGGATTGGACTTTCATACCGTGCTCGAAGAAATCGGAGAAGCCTCACTTCCAGTACCTCCCAATGCACGATGGGCAGAAGCGGGACTGGTGGAATTGCCAAACTGTGACATTGCGTGGCGAATCCTCGATGCTCAATATTGGGGAGTGCCCCAGCGACGAAAGAGAATCTTCCTTATCGCAGATTTTGGAAAAGACGGAAGATGTGCCGCAAAAGCATTATTTGAGTCCGAAGGCGTGTGCGGGAATCTTACGAAGAGCAAAGGAGCGAGGGAGAGTACTCCCGGATATTCTGAAACGTCAGCTAGAGATACAGTCGATGTCATATACGATATAGCACACTCTAATGATGTGGTGCGCGTATCAGGCAATAAAATTACTCCTACCTTGGCGGCAAGGATGGGTACAGGCGGGCATCAAGTGCCGCTTGTTCAGAGTTATTGTATCGCGGGGAATACCATAGAACGTCAAATACAAAATGGCGGAAACGGTACGGGTGTGATGTCCGAAAAGTCATATACACTCAACACAATAGACCGCCATGCTGTAGCGAAAATCTTTGCCGCACAGTCGTTCAGCGAGTATGCGGAGAATAAATGCGCAGCGCTTCGTGCGACAGGAGGAAATCATGGTGGAGGAAGTGAGAGTTTGGTTGTAGATTCGCTCTCCTCTGAGGCTGTTGGAAATATCGTAAGGCGGCTTACTCCCTTAGAATGTGAGCGTTTACAAGCTCTCCCTGATGGGTGGACAGATGGCGGGAGTGATTCTGCACGATATAAAGCACTCGGGAATGGTATGTGCCAAGCGTGTGCTGATTTTATCCTTCAACGGATTGTTGATTGTGCTGGTTGATATATTAAACTTCTCAATAGTTTTTTGAGAAGTTTTCTTTTTTCCAACCGCTCTCTGTCGTGTGTTATATAATAAACGTAATTAAAGATTGGTTTTTTAGAAAGGATGATTTAAATGTTTACAACTTTTTCTTTTTCTGATTTGAGCGAATCTGCTCAGAAACTCGCTATCGAGAATGTCCGCAAGACACCGTTCTACCGTTCTCATGTGAACGACATTGTTGAGCGTTACTATCGTAACGTTCCCTATGATGATAACTTTGCTTTTCTTGAGGATATTTCTTCTTTTGTGTTGGAGGAGGTTTTCTCTCCTTCCGGCGGGATTGATATTGCTCGCTTTTCTGTGCTTGCGGAAGATGTTGACGATATTGACCGCCTCCTTAATATCATCTTCTTCGAAGTAGAAGATGGATCCGACTTTATCCTCTCTATCGAAGTTAAGGGGGGAAGCAAGAATTGCAAAACAAGTGCATCTGTCGTTCTTATCAAAAATGCAATGCTTGTTGCGGATGGCAAGGAGTATGGTAAAGAGGAGATTGAGGCACTGCTCGTCCAGTGGTTTGATGCGGCTCGCGCAGAGGTTGACGAGAAGACAAAGCGGGTTTTCGTAGACAACATAACCAATGACGATTCTGTTGTGAAGTATATTAAGGATCTGAATCTTTCGTTTGATGTGAACGGGGCGCTCATCGTTTGAGCTGATGTGCCAACAGAAAAGATTGTGAGCGTTGGCTCGCAGTCTTTTTCTTTTATAGACCAAAGGAAAGAAAAGCCGCCATTTCGCAAGTTTTCCTGTTTTATTATCCATAAAGTTATATAATAAACACATCGAGAGTTGATGTGTTTATAGAAAGAAGGAAAGAACATGCAAACAAAATTTTTTGCCGACGACGGAACCGAGTTTAAGTCTGCGAGTGAGTGTCAGGCATATGAGCGTGCGCTTTACGAGAAGGCTGTGAATGATGTCCCACTCGAACAAAGAGCGAACAAGGTTATTGAGATTTTTGACCATGCGTGTGGTCGAAAGATGCTCGATGATGAACACCTTGATAGTATTGGGAAATCGACGCGCTATGCGGGAGGGCTTCCTCTTGTTGGGGACTATTCCTACGGTGTTCTCTATCTCCGCGATGATGCCGTTCAGACGCTTGTGAGTCGAGTGCGCGACCTTGAGTGGCATCTTGGGGAGGCTTTGAGCCATCTCGACGATGTGTGTGGGGAATTGGAAAATGCGGAGAAAGAGTTGAAGGCGAAAAAGACTGCCACAAAGAAGTGATGAGCGTCAAGGAGGAAGTCCTGCGAGATAACAGGATTTTCCTCCTTTTGTTTATCAAATGTTATATAATAAACATATAAGTTGAGTTGTTAAAGAAAGGAAGATGCACTATGAAAGCTAACGAACTTTCGGGAGATACGAAAAAGAAAGTTACAGGAAATGTGACCGATGATTTGGATAACTATATGCAAGAAGAGTTTAAGAAGGAAACATTCAGTATTGACGGATTAAGGCTTCGTTATTTGCTCGAACACGAACGGGGCGATGGCGTTTCATTCGTTGGTTCGATTAACGGAGATAATCTTAAAAAGCTGCCGTTTGCACATCTCATCAAAGACGACATTTCAATCACGTTTACCCTAAACTATTTGGCGAATTATTACTCTCACGTCAATACGGTAGATGTTTTTATTGATTACGATGAGGAAAAGTATACGTGTAAAGAGTATAATCAGCTTGAAAACGCTGTGAAGTCTTGGTATCGTGACGTATGTAAACGCTTGGAAAAGAGTGGTTACGATTATCTGGATGCTTATGAGATGGAAGATGAAGACGATGTGAGGTTTTTGTTGGCTTATGACGAGTTTACTGGGGGTAAATGGACGATTATTTGATTTATCAAAAGACTCGTTGATTTAAGAAGTGATGAGTGTCAAGGAGGAAGCTCTGTAAGCTAATATGATTTTCCTCCTTTAGTCTGTCGAATGTTGTATGATGAATGTATAGGTTGGGTTTTCGAAGAAAGAAAGGAGTTTTAGGATGAAGATTAAATATGTTGCCGATGACGGCACAGAGTTTGACGAAAGTGAGCTTTGTGAGGCGCACGAAAGTGAACTCGCAAAGCAGGACTATGAGCAGAAGTTCATCGCTGGTTCTCTTGCGAAACGCGCAGATAGGATGATCTCTATCTACGAGAGCTACTGTGACGCTCGCCGTACAAGTGACGACCATCTGAAATGTTCTGAGACACGCTGGTCTGGTGAGCCGCCGTTTTGTGGGGATTTTCGACGCGGGATTATGTACCTCCGCGATGATGCTGTAGACATTCTAATCGCTCGAATTCGCCAGCTTGAGGCAGAGAACAAGAGTCTCCGATAGAACAGCAAAACAAGAGCAGAGAAACTGCGATTAAGCAACTCTCTGTTTTTGTTTTATTTTTTTCCTGCAATATGTGCATTTCAATAGTACAATAAGGACATCAAAGGACGCAAGAACAAAAAGAAAGGAGGATTATGATGTATCTTGCGAAGCAAATTGCACAATATGTGCTTGAAAAGTGCGAGCATAATGGCAATCCAATCGCTAACGTGCAACTCCAACAGATTCTATACTGCATTCAATGCGCTTTCCTGAAAGAGCGCAATGAGCGCTGTTTTGCTGATGACTTTGAAGCTTTCGGTTTTGGTCTGTGTGTGCCGAATGTATACTACCACTTGGATTTCGCCAGCGATACTTGTTGGAATGACACTCTTCGTAGTAATTGCCTATTTGTTCAAGTGTGGATGGGTAAGCTATGTCATCTCGTATCAGTTTGGAAACAAACAAATCAAGTATAGGAATTTAAGATAAAACAGAAGGGATGCGATTAAGTTGGACGAAGTTGGAATTATTCCGCTTTTAGCAAGCATAGTTGTTTTAGGTGCGATTATTGCGTTCGTGGTTGAAGAAGTCAAAGAACGGCGCAGTGAAATCAAAATGTGACACATCATTGTCTTGGAAGGGATGCCGAACATGAGTAAAGGAAAATGGACAGTTCTCACGCCGATTCGGGCAAGCCAAGAGTCTTCTTTTCGCCCGAGAAAGCTACGCGAGAATTAAACCAAGCGTTCGCTACATTTGAACGCTATGGAATTGAGGCATAAAGGAAAGGAGGGGCGGCTTCATGCTAAGCGCACTTTGCTGCATTGCTGTGTTCTGTGTGCTCGCTATTGCCATTGGTGAGCCAGAAAAGAGCACATATGAGCTGAATATGGAAAACTTGAAGTACCAAAACATGTGAGACAACTTGTTCAGAAAGGATTTTTTTACAATGACTACACAAACCAATACAAATCAACAAACGAAAATTGAGAAACAAACAACAAAAACAGATATTGCAATATTGTTTGCTGGAGATGCTATTGTATCTTTCGTAATGGTAAAAATGTTTTTATCAAACGGAGATTTACCAGCAGACGAAAGAGCCGCGTTTTGGTTTGCTCTTGTTTCTTATGCAGTGATAGGTCCAGCTCTAAGGGACGGTCTGTTGGCATGTTATAAGAGCAAAAAGAAGAAGGATCTACTTAGACTTTATTTGCATCCTTGGTTTTCTATTTTTCTTATATCCACTATTGAACTGATTCTTTTCGCTTGTAAATAGCAAAATGCAAGAAACTTATAGTACGTCAATCAACGTTCAGGGAGATTGTGTAAGACGGACAGGAGGCGTACCGCCGAAACGCATCAGAAAGGATTTAATCATAATGAAAAATAGTAAGGGCAAACAAATGCTGAATGAAAAGACAGAAGAAATAATAGGCATTGTATTGCATCTTCTTTTTGTACTCTCTATGAGTTTATCGTTAATACAATTAAGGTTCATGTGTCAATAACTTACTAAACTAAAGATCTTAAAAAGATTAATAATTACTAAGTTGATTATTGGTCTTTTTATGTTTTTACCGAAACAACGAACTTCTAAATCTAAAAACAGCTTTTAAAAACATATTTCAAAAACTAAACCTAAAAACATATTTTAAAAAACTATTTTAAAAACATATTTACCGCAATATTCTGAAATATAAAATTGCTCATATTCATTTCATCCAATTCCAACCCAATACGGTTAATCTTAAATCATTCTACTTAAACTCATAAACTTCCTTTCTACACCAAATAAAGACATACAATAACAACTCAAATCAACTTTATCCGAGCAAATCCAACAATACCTCCTATTTCTGTAACTAATCGCATCACCTCTGCTATAATGTGCTTAATAGAGCGAACACGGCTCTCATATACACAGACTTTAATCTCGGCTTGGCGCAAGGACTTGTCGAGATTATTGGCGTTCGGAAACAAACTCTATTCCAAAAGGAGCATCCATATGGCAAACAACCCGCAGCAGCGTGAGAAAACAGACTGTTTCTACCGTATTACAACAGATCAAACCACACTTTACGCTCTTTCAGCGCAGTTTATTCGGTTTTATTTCCAAACAGCAAAGAGCACAGTGAGCACAGAGAAGTTCGCAAAAGACTTCTTCGTGCGTAATATGATTGAACAGAACAATCCAGTCTTAGACATACCATTCTTTCTTAATTCCATTAAAAAGGACTTCTTCCCAAAAGAATTTAGGTTAATGCTTGATCCAAATAACCAAAATGCAGGAGGGGAAGAGCCGAAAAAGACAATATCTGACGCATTTTTGCTTCGTAAGCGCGAAGTTATTGCATATTATGAGGAACTTTTGAAGATTGCACTTCAATCAAACACGCCAACAAAGCTCATGACTATCGCTGAATTTGCAGAATATCTGTCAATTTCGCAAGATACTGCACGAGAACTCATCAAAACCAATAAAATCCCCTATTACGCTCTATCAGAGCGCGGTTTTCGCATCTCTGTGACAGCGTTGAACACCTTCCTTGCGGCAAAGAAGAGCAATAAAATCGCCGTTACATCGGAGATTGATGGCAGCAAATCATTCACTGCAATTCGTGATGCTAGAGTAAATCAGAAAACGCAAAGACAAGCACAACAACCACAGAAGCCAAGCAATACCAGCACAAAACCGCAACAGGAACAGCAAAAGAAGAGTCAAGAACAGGTGAAAAATCAGCAAAAAAATAAGCCGAATAATCAGCAGAACAATAGCCAAAACAAACCACAGCAATCGCAGAATCAGACAAAACCGAAACCACAAAAACAGCAGCAAATCAGCGAGAATCAGCGCAAAAACAGTATTATTGAAGCCGAAAAAGAGAAAAAAGACGATTTCGTGATGCCGACTGTTAAAACTCTTGATGTTTCCATCAATGAGCCGAAAAAGAAGCAAGAAAGCGGCGTAGAGAAGTTCAATTTTGATGATCCAAAAAATATTGATTTCGTTGGTGAAGATGCTAAAACCACGCTCGTTGATGCACCGAAAGAGCAGGAAGAAGAAAAAGACCTCAAAAATAAACCCACTGAAAATACTGGGAAAGCCAGTAATGACGCGCTTTTAGAGCAATCCGAGAGCACAAAATCAGAAGATGAAAAACCAAAAATTGATCTCGAAGAACTCAACGCAAAACCAATCCCAACAGTAAACGCTCTTACCATCACAGAAGCCGAAAGACAGCTTGATGAAGCCCTGAAAGCGCAGGCAGAAGGCAAATCAACTCCCGACGAAAAGCAAGAAAAACCCGAAAAACCGCAGAAAAAGGCAAGAAAGAAGAACGTTGAAGTTTTTGGTGCAGATTTAACCATCGACGATATGATGGTAGAAGTCGAAAAAGCCGTAAAAGAAGAGCCTGAAAGCGCTGATAATAAGGATGTTCAAGCAGAAGAAAAATTCAATTTTGATACTGAAGAAGAGCAAAAAGAAGTTGAAAAATCCAACGAAACCAACGGCGATGGCGATTTAGATAGCGAAAATTATGCTGAAAAACCTATTGAAGAAGACGTAAAAGCAACCAGAAAAGAAAGTAAAAATACAGCCAATGAAGATCTTGATGATGCCGATATTGCTAAATCTATTGCACAAGAACTGTCCAATCGAAGCTCCGAAGAAGCCAGTAACAATGCTGATGTAGAACCCTTTGACTTCTCTGATGACGACTTCGATGAAGACTCTATTATCACGCCTGTTACTTCCGCGCCCCATACAGAGAACTCTGTTATGGAAGCGCAGAAAGAGCAAAAGGAAGAAAATAGTAGTTTTGATATAATCAAAGAGAACGCTGATGAAGAGTCGGATGAGGCTAAAAAAGAGCCGAAAGCCGCAAAAAAGCACCGTCCTTTGATTAAATACAACACAAAGGAATAGGCGCATCCCAACGCAAAAACAATGCGTTTTTAAGCATTTGCTATGCAAAAGCTCTCGCCAACTACGTTAACGAATCGGTAAGGCAACTCGCTTTGCTCGAAGCCTTACCGATAAAGGCTTTATTTCCCCTCTTAAAGTCAGCTTTCTCAGTCAAAAATGAAGGAGAATGACAAGTGCGAAACGCCATTGAAACAGAAAATGGCATCGCATACAACTTCGGGATAAGAAAACCAGTGTTAAATTGCAAAGAACTTCTTCAACACCCAATATGGGAACGAGTTATTGGAAAATGGATCTACATGATTGATGCCATAGATGGTAAGAAGATATTTGTTAAACATGTCTTTCACCATCAACGTGTCATGCAAATTATCTATTCTGGCAAAGACATTTGTGGAGACGGTGTTTACACCTTCTACAAAGTAGAGCTTCACATTGCGCCGAATGGCAGAGACTTCATGATAGAACCGAGAGAATACGCAACAGAATACGGATCGTTTGATTTCAGTACATTCGATGAGTATTTAAGCAAAGTAATTGAAGATGGGTACATCACAGAAGAAGAAAAAGAAATATTGTTGGACCGTAGTAAGTGCGAGCAATTTTCTAAGACTTTATATCATATGCCAGATCATTTCTGAAAATGGCTTACACGGAGCGTTAAAATGTAGTATATTTGTAGTGATGTAACATGTTACATTACTATGGAATAAAACCAAATAATTTTTCTAGTTAGAGGAGGTGAAGGGCAATCGGAGCTAAAACCTTCGGTTGCCTTTTGTTGTGAACAAGAAGTCATTAAATCGCGAAGAGTTGCAGGAATTGTTTGATAGATACAGCAACATTCCGAACATCAACGAGATTAAGTTTATGGGTGAGGTTTCAAGATTCAAACCAAGTAAGGGACACACTCATGCACAGAGAAATCCGACGTATCGAAAGTTTTGGATCAAGAACGATGATGGTGAACTAATTAACGAATTTGAAACGTGTAAAGTCATCATCAATATGCCGAGTCCGGTGCGCCTAGATGACCAAGGAAACTGCTATCCAACGCGCATCCCTGTGTTCACCACTGACTTTGGCGTAGAGCAGTTCCGCTCTGTGTTGAAAGACAATTCAGAAGGACAGCCGTTTCAGTATCTCTATGGCGTTGGCAAAGTACAGAACTTCAATGTTGTCGAAAAGGCAACACCGTCGCCAGAAGCACTTCAATTCCTCAATGAGCTGTCTGTGCGCATTTACGGCAAAGTAGACGCAGATGCAATCATCAGGCTTACGAAGATTCTTCGCCTTTCCATTGACAGCGAAGATAATGTACTTATCCCATTCACCAACATTTGGTGCGATGAGATCCATGATGCCGAAGAGATTGCACAACAGTTCAAAGATGCTGGCGAGCCTGTTCAGGTGAACGAAGTGACACTCCAAGGGCTTGTCTATATGCCGCCTAGTGTGCGAACTCTCAAATACGATGGCGCATCAATTCACTTCAAGCTTCGCGTTAAGCGGCAGAATGAAGAAGGTCGCAACATTCCAACAATGCACGAATCCACTGAAGGATATGACATCATCAATGTCGTTGGATTTGGGGATCAAGTGGAAGAGTGGTACGAATACATCAATCAAGGACATCCTGTGAAGGTCAAAGGGCGGCTTGAGAGTTCTCGTTATCGCAAGAACATTTCGGTCAATGAAATTCAGCAGAAACAGCTCGCAGAATTTTTGCAGGTTGAGTACACACACCCATACATTCAAGACACTGTAAATTTCATTAACGGAATGAAGCAAAAAGTAGTCACACCAAACTTCAATATATGGGCGACTGAGATCGTTTACGATGAATCACAACTTGATACATAAAAACATAAAATCCGCATAAAAATTTCAACACAAATTAAATAAATATCGTATAATGTACTTGAAGCGGTAACATAATCGTTTTAAGTACATTTTATTTTAGAAAGGAATATAGGATTTCACTCCGAACAAAATGGCAACAATTATTGCAACTATTACATGCTTTATAGCAACCACATACATGTACGAATATATCGTGAGTGTTAATAAGTACGCTAACATGGCGTTTGTAGAAGGAGGAACGTCAGACGATATTAAGTCTGCAAGTGTAAGCGCAGAAAAAGCGAAGCAGAACATGCTTGTTTACTCTGCGGTTTCTCTTCTCCTTTTGTTTATTTGAAATATTTCTCGAAAGGGGATCTCTATTGTGAGTAAAAATAAAAAGCGATTTTTGGAGGCACTTCCTAAGATCGCTTCTTTAGAGCCTAAACTTTTAGACGTTCCAGTATGTGAAAAGTTTAGTTTCTCAATAAATGACATTATTGAAACCGATATGAACTCGTGGATGGAAAATGAGGAATCAGACGAGCCAAGAGAACAACCTATTGAAACCGTTGATGACATAGAAGTTGAATCTGATATAGATTCCTCGTTTCCAATTTATATAGAACCACAAGAAAGTCTTGTTGTTAAGCTCAGGAATCAAGACAAAGCACTTATCAACCTGCTTAAATTTGAAGAGTTTAAGCAAACGTTTGATGATGTTGTTGTTCACTCAAATGAAAAGGAATCAAAAACAAAGTCGCTATTTAATCTTAGAAAGATTTGGAATAGTGAAGATGATAATTTTGAAGAAAAGCGTTTTCTTCGCAAAAACGAAGCAACTTTAATTGCTCGTTATTTTATAAACAAAGGTTTTGATGTTTCATCGCTTGAACCAGATTTGTCTTTTAAAGTATCTCGTGGGTTTGCTCGCTACTTTATTCGCCCAATCAATATTAGAGAGATTTACAAAAAGAACAAGCAGGGAAACATTGTTGTTAATAAAGCGTATTTTTCCGATCTATTAAGGCAGTCACACAACCTGCTTTTCTATTACATTGATATAGACGAACGACTTGCATTTGAGCGCGCAATCAGCATTTATGTACAAGAGAATATTGGCTCTTGGCGTGAATTTGACGAAGAAGGATATGCTTATTCTTTATTCAACCACGAGATTATCCAACCTGTATTTGATTTTCCGCATACCATTCCAGAAGAAAGTCGCATTTATCCACTACCAGAAAAACTTGAAAAGATGATAAGAAAATGATTTCGAATTCTCAGCAATCTCTCTTTGAAACAAAACCGAAACTAACTCCATTCATTAAGTGGGCTGGCGGAAAAACACAACTTCTAGGAGAAATTACATCTCGACTACCAAAAACATATAACCGCTACTTTGAGCCGTTTATTGGAGGCGGTGCGCTTCTTTTTTCAGTGCAACCTACAAGCGCAATTATCAATGACATCAATCCGCAGCTCATCAACGTCTACAAACAGCTCAAAATGCACGTAGAGGCCGTTATTTTCGCTGTTAATGAGCTTGATCGACCAATATGCCATAAAGAGCGATATTTTGCGATTAGAGAGCAATACAATAGCAAAATACGCGATCAAATATTGGATGTTGAGTGCGCCGCTTTGATGATTTGGCTCAATAAGCACTGCTTTAATGGTCTCTATCGTGTTAATGCGAAAGGTAAGTTCAATGTGCCGTTCAATAACAAGACGCATGGAAGCTCCATTGATGCTAATAATTTGCGTGCCATCAGCGGGTATCTGAATAGAAATAACATCGAACTACGTAATGGCGACTTTGAAGATGCTTGTTGCGATGTCCAAGCAGGAGATTTCGTTTATTTCGATTCTCCTTATGTGCCAATGAGCAACACTGCGAATTTCACAACATACGCGAAAGACGGATTCAATTTAGATGCGCACAAGCGCTTAGCTGAGCTGTTTAAGCAACTAGATGGCATTGGCGCATATGTGCTGTTAAGCAACAATGACGCGCCATTGGTGCGAGAGTTGTATGTTGGATATCAAATTGAATCTATTGATGTTCGCAGAGCAATCAACAGAGATGCAACAAGGCGCACAGGAAAAGAAGTTTTGATTTCTAACTTTCAACTACCCACCTCCTAAAAGAAGTGGGTTTCTGCGCTCAATTACTTTGGTGGGGAGTGAAAACTGGATGAGTAACTGGACACATGTAGCAGGGATTATACGTATCGACGATTTTCGATTTGAAGATAAGACCCCTGACTTTGACGAACTTATCGGAAAGGAGCTTCATTTCGAAGATTCTTTTGTAAAATGGGATGACGCATATCAATATCCAGAAAAGTATCTTCCGCTTGGTTCAGAAGGATCGCTAGAGAAGAGCGTATGGATTAACCCGAACAAAGGATCTGTCGCGGCTTACACCGTAAGTATTTTCGGAGACTTGCGAGATCACGATGACCCACGAGAAATTGTAGAGTGGTTTAGGAAGATATGCGATAAGTTTACGGTACGAAACGCGGTAATCGTCGTTGAAAATGAAGCTAACGGGCAAATAAGTTGGACTTATTAAAGCAATGGATGTTGCGTTGACACCCCAGCTGAAGCAGGGAGCTTTCTCGGTGACGGTCTATAAAGATTAACGAGCAGTTACAATGACTGCTCGTTTTTTGTCATCCAACCAACCTCAAAATCTCTGATACAATTTGAATAAGACAATTCGTAAAGAAAGGGGGTTCGTCCGTTAATTGGACGAGCTTTATTATGGCGATAGATGTAGAAATGATGGAGCTTCGGAGACAATTTAATGTCCTCCGTGAGCAAAATGAAAAACTTTTAGGCAGTATTAAAGTCCTTCGTGCAACTAACGAGGATCTTAGTGTGAAACTTGAAGAAACGCGCGAAGAAAGAGATACATATAAAAAAGCATTTAACGAAATTTTTATTAACAACATCGGCGGCGCATGGGAAAACTACGATGAAGCAAAAAAGAAAGCAATGTCGCTTGATGATAAGATTTCGTTTTTCAATAAAGAACTCAACCTGAGTAAGCTCTATATCCGCGATGTTATGGAGATGCGTAGAGAAGAAGATAAAGCAAAAATCGAAACGCTTGAAACAGAGCTTAGAAAACTCACTAAAGAACTCGAAACAGAGCGAGTTAAAAAAGAAAATGCAGAGACGATTGCAAACTCTGTTGGCGTTTCCACAACGGATCCTGCCCTTGGCAAAAAAGTGGAAGAGCAAAAAGAAAAACTTGGGAGCGCAATGGTAGGTCTCTTTGGGAGTGGTAAATCGCCAATAAAAGGTGCGAGCATTGGAATCAAAGATGTCGGCAAACAAAAATCTGATAACGCAGCCAAGGAGAAACCATCAATTCCAACACCTACGCCAAAACCGCAACCAGAAACAAAAAAAGCTCCTGACTGGGTGCCAAAAGCGCCTGAGCAAAAAGAAGAAGCAGAAGAAACACATAACTTCTTTATGAAGACATGGCCAAGCAAGACACCAGAAGAGCGAAGTAATATGCTTTTAACCGCACGTCGAATTGATGAGTTCTTAGACAAATCCTTGCCGTTAGGTCGCGAAGTTTTGATCATTATGGGACAGAGCGGCGAATATACTATTAAAGACATCATTAATTATGGCCTTAAAGAAAAGATTTTTGAGGGAGATGCAGGAGCGCTCTATAACAAAATTGCGATAAAAACGATGAAGACGTTAATTGAGCGCGGTTTAGTTAAAGAGTTTGAAGAATCCAAAGAGATGGTGTCTAGCGGATTTGGTCGTAGTGCGAAGAACTATGGATTAACATATGTTGGTGTCGTTTGGTATGCTATTTCGAAAAAGACAGATCCATTGATTTCCAAATACGACATTCTCATCAGAGAGCACAAATCGCCACGTCACGGCAAAGACATTGAAATGCTTAAAGCAATACTCGAAAAGAATGGATTTGAGTGCTATTCGGAAGAATCTGCAAAGACAAACACGATTGGGACAAAAGCGATTGCCGACATCATCGCGTATAAAGACAACAAGAAGTGCTGGCTTGAAGTTGAAGAGGGGAATTACAGTACAGAAGATTACATCTATAAGTTCAAAAAAGTGCTTGATGTAGAGCGTAATTTTGCCGTGATTGTGCCAACCATCAAAATTCAACAACATATTAAAGATGTTGTTGACGAGTTGAAGCGCGAGTATGGCGGTGTTGATGTGTTCGCTAAATCAGGCTATGAGATTGGTGTTTATACACTCAGGGAAGTCAAAGAAAAGCCAAATATAATCTTTCCTCGCGAAGAAGCCAAAACGTATAATAGGAGATAGCAACAGAAAGGAGGTGATGGCACAGACAGTGCCAAATCTCTATGGACACACTAACTGACATTGTTTATTTGATCTACGTGATTCACCAAAATGCTTTCATTTCTCTTCTTCATTTCGTTATCACAAACATCGCATTCGTTGCGCTTCTATTCGCAATGATGTATGTGTTCAACGCAAAAAATGCAATCTTAGAACGAGAAACACTGCGCCCAATGCGGCGCACAATGGAGCACTATCCATATGGTCCTGCTCCTGAGCAATTTGGGGGACTCGCTGATGATATAGTCATGGCGACATTAAGCCAAGAACGCGTCAAACTGATGGCGCTTTATCTTGGGATTATCATTTCAACGCTTGCCTGCTTCTTCTTTGCGACCAAAGTGGTTCTCTACATGATTACTTTGATGTGGATAGTCGGAGCACTTTCCGTAAAGATGCTCAAAGGCGACAGAGAGGAAATGGCAAACAAGATCCAAAATTATTCCCTTGGGTATTGCTTAATCTTGATTCTGATAAAAGTCATGATTGGTTTTGTAATTGGAACACCTGTTTCTGAATGGAGTCGTTCTCTTGGTGTTGCTCTCCCTGCCGCTGCAAGTGGTACGCTCTCTGGTTACTTACCAATGATGTTCTTGATATTAACCTTTGGATTCCCGCTCGCATACTTCCGCGTAGTAGCACAACGCTGGTCGATTGCACATGACAACGAGGATGTTGTAAAACGTCGCGAAGAAATCATGCGCACAGGCAACCAAAATATGCTGACGAACTACCAAGAGGAAATGTATCGAAACCAAAATCGGATGTTTTAACTAAGAACCGCGAAAATTCCCCCGCCTCTAAGGGCGAAAACCTGTAGGCGGTGGGAGTATGTCACAAAAGAGAATAAATAAAACAGGTATCAATTCACGATACCTGTTTTTGTTGATTTCAAATCATTTTCGTTTTTATTTAGGAACAGATTGACTATTAATTGAATTTGTTGCTTCGCCAAGTTTAGAATTCAGCGAATCCTTTAGCTTTCTAAGTCCAGCGATAAGAGCAAGACCAACAACAACGAAGAGAAGACCATACTCAAGAATACCCTGAGCTTTCTTGTCGCTTGCAAGGTGTTCATTGGCTTTGTTTGCAAGAGACTTCACACTTGTTTTTGCACATGCCAGCTTGGAGGCTGTGCGAATGGCTAACGATTGAAACATTAAATATTCCTCCTTGTTTACTGTCCGCACATTCCTTTCCGGCGTGCGTCGTTATACGATCTGAATTTATTCTATCAAAAGGGATCAAACAAAAGAAACTGGAAGGAAATGCAAGTTTAATTTGTTTTTCCTCTTTTTAGCAATTTAATATTCCTCCTCTTGTTATGAAGCAACAAGAAGAGGAATTTGTTTTTGTAGTGTTTATTGTTCGTTGTTTACTGGTTCATAATGCTGATTGCGACAGGTCCCGCAACGATAATTGCAAGTGCTGGGAGAATGAAGAACAATACTGGGAACAGAACGAATGTAGCTGCTTTAGCGGCGGCTTGCTTGACCTGCTCAAACGTGTCTTGACGAATTGTTTCAGAGAGAATTTTGAGCTGATTTGCAATTGGTGTGCCAAGTCGTTCTGAAAGTTTAACAGATTGAATCATCTTTTTCAAACGCTTGCTTTGCAGTCGGTTTCCCATTGAGACAAACGCTTGTGTTAAGCTTGCACCTCTGTTTGTATCTGAGAGTACAATTTTAAGCTCATCAACAACGACACCTTTGTTTTTATCACAGACAATCTCCATTGATTTCGGAAGCGTCATGCCTGATTGCATACAAACAGCAATCAAGTCAAGGATGTCAGGCATCTGGCCATCACACTGTTGCGCACGTGATTTAATAATCCCGTTGATTATTTGCACAGGAAGGACAAAACCAATTACACCTGCAACAGGAGCGAGTATTGGGCCCCAGTCAAGAACAATACCGAAGACTGCTCCAATGACTGCGAACACAATGCAACCAACAAAGCGCATATTGTAAAGCTCAATCGGTTTAATGTTGAGCGGATCGCCTGCAAGTGTTAGTTTCTTGTCCAAATCTGCAAGAACTTCTTTCTTTACTTTATTAGCGTTCTTTGCAGATAGTTTTTGTGAAAGAGGGAGAAGCGCTTTTAAAAGCGCGTATCTCGTATCTTCCATCACGTTTTCTGCTGTATATCCTGAACCTGTATCAATACGTTCCATGAGGAAGTTCAGGTTGGTCGGATAAAAGGCTACCCATATCAGAAATACGCCAACAGCAAACGCAGCGATAATCAATAAGTTAAGCGAATAAATGTCCACTGATTTTACCCCTTTCTGATTAGTATTTAACGATGCTAGAGGATGCAGTAATCTTGGATGCAATCATGTAGCCGACACCATCAAGGATAAGAGCAACGACAATTAAGATCTTACCCATGAACGAGTCAATGAATGGACCAATGTAGTTTGGCATAAATGTGAGCATAACCGCAAGCGCTACAACTGGCGCTAATGAGAGGATGATTGCTGCATATTTGCCTTGCATAATGGCCGACTTCGCGCTCTTTTTCTGTGATGCGCGGTTGCGAATCGTATCAGAAATCGTAATCAGCGTGTTAATAGCGACCTGTGGTGTCGCCTCTGCGGCGATAATCATGCCCGTCATAAAGAGCTTAATATCGTTAATCGGATGTCGCTCATAGAAGTCTGTGAGCGCTTTTTCCTGGCTTGCGCCTGTTTGGATATCGTTATGAATCCGAGCGAACTCATGATTTGTTGGGAAGGATGCCTCTTCTGAAAGCACCTGATAGCCCTGAAGCGGCGTAAGTCCTGAACGGATAATTGCAAGCAACTGCTCAATGCTGTCGGGAAGCTGTTTTTCAAACTCCTTGTCCATCTTATCTTTTTCAAAAGTAAGCATAAGCTCGGGGAACTTATATCCTGCCCCAACAAAAAGAAGTGAGAGCGGAAGAATATCAAGTGCATAACCTAAGACTAGACTTCCAAGCATAATCATGATGGATTTTTGCATCAGACTTTGGTAGGTGTATTTACTTCCAATATCTGAGATTTTCTTTTCTATTTTTTCTTGACGTGCGCTCTTTTTCAGGTTCTCTTCGGCATGGAAATCGCGAATGCGATCAGAGAGGAAATTTTCTCTTTTCTTTTCACTGCTGAAATATTTCCAAGTAACAATAAGGACAACCGAAAGAGCGAACATAAACCCTATGGTTGATGCGGAAAAATCAAGCATCCTGTAACCCCCAATGTATAAAATATTTTTTGTTTTAGTTCTTAATAGATTATATCAGAGCATTGAGCGAAGTTTGATGAGCGTTGAAAATTTTTATAAAACCAAAAAGAGGGGAATATTCCCCTCTAAAGTTTCGTTTTTGCATCTATCAAGGTTCAGGTTCTTTATAAACATCAGGTTTCGTTAAAATACTCTCATCAAACCCAAAATCCTCAACCAACTCATCAATAAAGTCAGGCTTATATCCCGTCGGGCAAATATCGTGCTTGTTAGAGCCTTTGTATTTGGAGTCATAAATTGGCTTCAAAATGTAATCACCTGTGTCATCGAAGTCGCCAATAACCTCATAAATCGCCAAAGTTCTGCGACACTTTTTGCCTTTAATGCGAACACGACCAATCTGAACAATAAGTCCAACAGCAGACGCAATTTGCGGTTTGATAGCGGCAAGTGGCATATCGCCTGCAATCATGCACATATATTCAAGACGCGAGATAGCATCTCGTGGGCTGTTTGCGTGAAGAGTCGTAAGAGAGCCATCGTGACCAGTGTTCATCGCCTGTAACATGTCAAGAGCTTCACCGCCGCGACACTCACCGACAACAATGCGGTCAGGGCGCTGACGAAGGGCAACTTTGACGAGATCACGGATGCTGACCTCACCTTTGCCCTCTGCGTTCGGTTTGCGCGCTTCTTCGGACAGAATGTGATCGCCGACAAGTTTAAGCTCGGCAGAGTCTTCAATGGTGATAATGCGCTCATTCTTTGGAATACAGTTGGAAAGAACGTTCAGAAGTGTGGTCTTACCTGAACCCGTACCGCCAGAAACAATGATGTTCTTTTTTGCTTTAACACAGAGTTCAAGGAAGTCAAAAATCTCTTTTGGTGCTGAACCAAAGCGAATCAAATCTTCCGGTGTCCAAACAATAGACGGGAACTTACGAATTGTGATATACAAGTCACCATTGAGCGCAATAGGAGCAATAACTGCATTCAGACGGAAACCTTGTGGAAGTCGAGCATCAACGGTTGGCGTTTGTTCGTCAACTTTGCGTCCAATTGGCGCAATAATGCGATCTAGGATGCGCTTGATGTGGTCGTAGTCCTTAAAGCGAATATCAGAAAGCATCAAATCGCCGCTTTTTTCGATATATGTCTTGCGCGCATTAAGCACCATGATTTCTGTCACAGACTCATCAGAAAGGAGCGGTTCTAGTGGACCAAAACCGACAAGCTCATCCCAGACGCGATCATCAATTTCCTGTTCGTGCTCATGTGTAATAAATTCACCTGTGACTTCTTTATACTGCGCGATACCCTGCGTAATGAACTGCTTGATTGCGTTTCGATTATTGAGATCTTTCGGATTTTGGAAAATGTGCATTTTGTTTTTTGATGCTTGGCGCACCCAATCTTCGACCCAATCTTGAACAACTAAAAGACCGTCTTCGTCAAGGCGATCATAACCTGCTTTTGTTTGGTTAATTGTTGATTCTTTTACTTTTTGAGCGATTTCAAGGTTAATGCCGAGCTTTTCAGAAGCGGTACTAATTTGGTTTTCTTTCAAAAAATCTTCAAAAATGTTGTCTGCCATTGTATAAATCCCTCATTTATTAGCTTATTAGTCCTTTTTTTCTCTTTCGTTGATTATATCAAACCAAAGAACGAGCTGTTTTAGTACTAAAAAAACAAGGAAGAATTTCCTTGTTTTTAATTTCAACTTAATTCGATTTTAACAGCTTTCCATTCTCTATTTTTTTAGTGTTTTCCTGATCTGAACATGCGGAATCAAAGGAAATGATTCTTAGAAACAGGAACGTCGGTCGCCGCACATTAACGACAACCGAACAATTCCCTTTGGCTTATCAACTGAAACAAACACCACACTGAAACTCTATCTTACAACACGACTCAAACTCCTCATTCCAAAACTCAGCAGGAGTCATAAGTCGATCATATTCATCACGAATCAGTTTCTCTTTACACCCGACACGCACAAGTTCTCGAATAAGATCCTTATGCTTCATTAGTCCCCATGTAAAGGAACAGATAGAGATAATGTTTTCACCTACTTTACCTTCTGCGTCTATAAACGGCTCTCCACAGCAAGGACACTCTACGAAATCATAAATAGCTTTTTCACGCGCCCATGCACGAAGCCGTTCTTCCTTTGAAGGATATGAATGTCTGAGAAGAATTGAAAGATCAGGACCAGAACGGTGAACATCTTGTGTCCCATGACGATGTGAAGCGCATCCACACTTAGCACAGTAGAGTCCCGCAGCGGAACGCTTTCCAATATGTACGATAGGATTTTCGCATTCAGCCTTGATGTCAGAAATCACCTGTTTGGCGTTCTTCATGAACCACGGCTGCACCTTAGTCCAGTAGAAATTAGTACCCACGTTAAAACCTCTTTCTTTTGGTTAATCGTTAACAATTTTGCGGGGGGGGGTAGGTGAGAGGCGATCAATTCTCTGAAATCAAACCCTACATGTAGTATACTGTAAAAAACAAAGAAAGGAGGGAAAACTATGGAAGAGGATGTTCGCGGATATAAATATCGAATTAAAATTAAGTGAAATCAAAGGTCGGAGGGGATATCCCCGCACGCATGACAGGATGGAGGCAAACCTGCCCCTTTTTTTTTGGGGGGGTGAATGTTGATTATTTAGAAAGCGAGATAGATAAAATATGATAAATCTTAAAGAGCAAGACGTTGAAAAGGCTCTCCCGACGGGAGAAAATTATGATGATTGGAGTGTACATGTTGGTCAACATCGTGTATGGGCGTATACGCTTTACACTGGATATAATATACTTGGGAACAAAAAATATGCCAACTTCCGTATTTCATTTGAAGTCGCGAATCCAACTGATGTGTTCGTCAATTATGCGGATAACAGTATTGATGTGCGTGAGTGGATTGAGGAAAACGGAATTGACCACCTCGTCCGCGATGAAGTTGCCGTATCTCTCCGAAAGATTGGAGGATTGGAATTATGATTGACCAATTCAAGGGAACGTTTTATTTCCTCTCAAACTTCTACTCATCCCCAGTTTATTATCGTGGAATGACGTTTCAGAACGCAGAAGCGGCGTTTCATTCGCAGAAGGATCCTTCCCGCGCCGCTGAGTTCACACGGTTGAACCCGTCAGAAGCGAAGCGCCTTGGTCGGCGTGTGCATCTCCGACATGACTGGGAGGAAGTTAAAGATGACATCATGTTTGAGGTTGTCTTGGCGAAATTCAGTGGTTCACAATCTTTAGCTGATGCTCTCCTTTCCACGGGCGATGAAAAGCTAATAGAAGGAAACACATGGAACGACCGCTACTGGGGCGTGTGCGATGGAAAGGGGCTGAACAAGTTGGGCGGCATCCTAGAACGCGTGCGTGATAATTTGAGAATGTTACGAAAGGATAGCAAAAACTAAAGAGCATGGATATCCTGTAAATCGGATTCGATTCGACAGCCTTAAAAATAAGCAAAAAAGAGAGCAACTTATGTTGCTCTCTTCGCTTTTTAATTGTCAATCACGAGGAAATTTGCGGAGCTTAGGTGGGTTATTTTCGGGATCATCTGTCATCTTATCCATCTTAGGCTTTTTCTTCTTGCCGCCACCAAACAGTCTTGCAAAGAAGCCTTGCTTCTTTTCTTTCGGAGCATCTTCCTTTGACTTCTTCTTTTTCTTCGGAGGAAGTTTCTCTTCTACTTCCTCTGGAACTTCCTCAAACTTCGGCTCTGGAACAGGTTCTTCAACCTTTTCCTTTTCCTTTTCCTTTTCCTTTTTCTCTTTCTCTTTCTCTTTCTTAAACATCGTTCCAGAAGACTTTTCCTTCTTCTTTGGAGTGTCGTTGCTTTCCTTCTTTTTCTTGTTGCCGCCAAACATCTTGGAGAAGAGGCCGCCCGACTCTTCCTTTTCAGGATTTGTCGCAAGCGCAATATCGCCGCTGTTGAGCATTGGATTGACACCAACAGCAATACTAAAGATTGCCTGTGCAACGGGATGTTCGGGATCTTCGAGAACGATAGGAACGCCACGGTTAATAGCCGATAGCGTATCACGCGCCATATCAGGAATCGTACCTTCAGGCACGCAGTTATCGCTGGCGAGTGCCTTGTAAACCTGATCAACGCCGAACTCCTCGTTCTGAAGATTGACCTTATTGAGGATAACCTTGATGGACTCCGGCGACTTCTTGAAGATACCTGTGAGGAACTTTACGAGGACGCGCGTGCTGCGAATGGACGTGACATCCATCGGCATGATGTAGTAGAACGAATCGGTGTGGTTAAACGCTTCAAGAACAGCAGTCTTAGCGATGTCGGCAGACATATCGACAACAACCACATCGTACATCTGACGAAGCGCCGCAAAGAGGCAGTTGGTAAAGCCCTTTTGGAGACGGTCAATTTCAAGAGGAACCTGAATACCTGGGAGAATATCAAGCCCAGTGTTTGGCTCTTTGTAGATGTAGCGCGAAATAATCGGAATCATACGCTGTGGCGTAATCTCGATTACTCCGCTTGCATTCGTGTAGTTGTTGCTGACTTCCTGTGCGAGTTTTGTAACTGAAAGATCCGTCTTAAAGTTGAAGAAGAGGTCAATGTTCTGGCAAACAAGGTTGTACTCAATCAAGCACACACGGTAGCTATTGTCTCCTTCGATGTTGCCATACTTGGAGAGGATAGCTGCAAGGTTGGTTGCAAACGTGGTCTTACCAGAACCGCCTGATGCAGAATAGACGCCAATAATTTGATGCGGTTGAATCCCCTGTTGAGGGGTTTGCATCTGCGGCATCGTCGGGTACATTTGCTGTACCTGTTGCGCCTCGTTAACAACCTGCTGAGGAATAACAATTTCCTCTTCCTGTGTCTGAACAACTTCCTGCACAATTTCCTGCTTCTGTGCGCGCGCGTTCGGATTCGTGATGTCATTGTACGCATCATGGATGAGAGACATGAGCTGAGGGACATCAACAGTGTGCGTCCTTGAATTGTTCTCCATGATGTAGAAGTTAAGACCGCGTGAACGCAGTTCCATCTCATACTTGAAGTCATTCGGCGCAAGCACAATAATGCGCTTATTTGCATACTTCTTCGCATAAGGAACGCCCTTGTCATCCACATCGTTCTGCACAGCATCCCAGAACTGGAGCGCAGACTGAACCGATGTTGCATAGTACATAAAGATAATGTCAGGGTTCAGCGAATCAATTGTGTAGAAAGCGTTCTTGCCGCCAACATTGATGTACTTCACAAAGTCAACATCGGGGTACTTATCGCGAAGCTGAGAAAGAACCGTGCGATAGTAAGGCTCGCTGCCGCCAATCGTTACAACCTTGATTGGTTTAATCGCCTTAATATCCGTAGCCTTAAGTTCACTAGCAAGCTCTTCTTCAAGCATAGAGTATGCCTTTGCGCTCTCGCGGCGAAGAAGATTCTCTTGTGCCTGTTCCTCATTAAGAGAAGACTCATCCTCTGAGACAGCAAGCTGAATGTCGGGGATTTCGTCAAGATTCGGCGCTTCGGCAAGAACATCCTTGTTCGCACCTTCAAAGCCCTTCTTCTCAACCGCAGGCTCTTCCTCCACGACGATCTCTTCCACTGTTTCTGTAACAACGGGTTCATCGTGAATTTCTTCTTCCGGCTCTTCCTTTTCGATGACGATTTCCTGTGCGTCGTCAATGTGCTCCAAACTGCTGTCTTTATCGACAGAGTTGAACTTGGACATATTTATCTTAAGTGCCATTATTTAGCCTTCCTTTCTGAGAAGAATTACTGCTGAGCTTGCTTCTTAACCACGAAACCGAACTTGTTCAGGAGAGTGGTGTTGGTGTAACCGTTCGTCTTGGCAGTCACGCTGTTGCCAGGTGCAAGCGCATAGGAGACATCGCCAACCGTATAGGCGTGTTTTACAATTTCTGCCTGATTGAGGTTCAGAAGGAGCGCAATGCTGGTAATGTTTGCTTGCCCGTCATCAGAACCATTGCCGCCGCCCGATGTACCGAACACTTCGACGTTTTGTAGGATTGTCTTAGTGATTGGCGTATTCGCGCCGCCGCCAACAACATCTGAATGAAGAGTTACAATAATGTCTACATGGTCACCCTTCTTGACCTGTCCGTTGACGCAGTTTGCGTTGTCTGTGGGGAAGGAAATTGCACGCAAATCCTCTTTAGGAATCGAAAGGGCAAGTCCAGATGCGCCTGTTTCATCAAACTGTTTAGCAACCATCGGTTGAATAATGGTTTGGTTGGCGAAAATGCGAGAGGTCGAATAACCGCCGACAACGAGCGAAGGATCATCGACAACATTATCCGCACGACCAAGCGCAGGCACTTCCACTGTCTTAACCATGTTTTGCGTAATCTGCTGATGCGGTTCAATGGTTTGGGTTGCAACAACGACAGGTACAAGATCCTGTACCTTTTCAATCGCCGTATATCCCGCAAAACCAGCGAGTACCGCCAAACCCATACCACATGCTAAGTATGCTTTGCTGTTATTGTTTATGTTCAAAATTTACCGTTGCGTGCAGGTCCGCAACTCCCTCCTCATTTTGGTTTAGAAAATACTCCTGCTTAGTTCAACTTATATATTAATTCTTCGTGGCAGAAGAAAGACTACCTGCCATTTACGTTTTTGATTATAGCAAAAGTACAAAAAGCAAAAATCGCGTCAAAAAATAGTTTCGATATACCAACCAACAGGAACATCTAAGTCTTCATTTCCGTCAGAGATAATTTCAAACACATCTTCCGAACCAAATGCAAAACATAACTGCCACGGTTTCATATTCTTTTTTACCTTTGTTACGCGAAGTCCTTTGTCTATAAAAATTGCAGTCATTGTGAATCTCATAAAGAAAGTATGGATTGCATTGCATTTTGTAATCAAAAGAGTTTCATTTTGCGGGATTGATTTTTTTCCCATAAGACCCAAAAAACGAGACATAAAAGAATCAGCAACACGTAAGTTATAAACTTTGTTGCCAATCTTGACTGCATTAACGCCTTTATATTTATGTGCCAATTTTCAAATTCACTTCCCCAATCAATAGTGTGAGACCATCATCAAATCAGCGATAATTGCAAGCGTCATTCCAAGCACAAAGAGCGCAGTAAAGATTTTTCCCAAGAGATTCTTTTTAAGAAACCGATACCTTACTCCATCTGTCTGTGTCCGATAGCGCTGATAAAGGCGCAATGATAGATACGCCGAGAGTACAATCGCAAAAATTTGGCGTACATAGAGTATGTCGTATGCACCATAGATGGTTGAAACCAAACATAGGTTAAATACAACCAAAAAAACGCCAAACGAGTGATCTACTAAGTCGCTCATTGTAACACGACGGGAATCTTTTCTGTACTGTGCAATGCTTGGAATTGACACGTAATTACCTCCGTTTCTACAAGAAAAATTATAACATGAGAAAACTTTTTTGTTTTTGTTGGCAAAAAAATTGACGAAGCACGGCGCACTGAGTTAGATTGTGCTCTTTTTTATCCTTTCTATCTAATAGCAAAAACAAAAAGCACCATAGTCGCCCATAGTGCTTTTTCGTGCAATATTGCAATCAATCTTCTTTGTTTTTCTTTGCGTCTTCTTTTGCCTTTTTCTTCGCTTCGGCTTTCTTTTCCTCTGTCTCTGCGATTTCTTTTTCGAGTTCTGCGATCTTATCAAGCTTCTCAGTGCTGACAAGTTGCTCGTCTTTCGCAACATAGCGGTTGTATGCTTCTTCGCCAACTTCGACGATTAAATCCTTCTTTTTGGATTTAAGATTCTTGAGCTTAACTTCAATCTCAATCTCATTAGCAACACCCTTGCTCGTTTCGGATGCGAATGACTGCATTTTATCAAACAGAACCTCAAAAGTCGCAAATGCGACAGTGAGACTGTCTTTAACGTATGAACTAGACATTACTGATTTCCTCCTTGAGCACATCAATCTGCTCTAACAGATCTTCAATGCGCTCAATAAACTCTTGTGGAACAACGATTGTGTCTCTGCCATTGACAACTTGTTCAATAACATATGCGCCAATCTCTCTTGCCAAAGATTTGTTGAGTTTGCCTTCTGTCACAACAAGATCCTTTTTAAGAGACACAATTTTAGCACCTTGTCCGAACTTTGCGCCAATGGTGTTAAATGCGCCCGAAAGTTTTGCTCCTGTAAACTCCGCAACAGATGGCATCTCTTTCGGCTTTTTATCAATAACTTTTGCATCAACAGTTTTCATCATAGGAAATGATTCCTTTCTTGTTTTTGTTTTAGTTGGTAAAAGGGAGGCGTTACCGCCTTTTTCGATTATAGCTAATTTGGAAACGTCAAAGAAAAAACAAAAAGAGTCGCAACAATGTGCAACTCAATTTGTTAGTGGTTAATTCAAAGTTAGTAGTAGTAGCCGTACCGAATCAACCACAAGGATTTACCTTCCTCATCGCGATAGAGCACTGCAACTTGCGGATGGTCGCCTTTAGAGTACTTATCCAAGGCTCGCACTGCATCTTGGCGAGTATGGTACTTTACGCAATCCTTCCACTTGATAGGACGCGGAAGTCCTAGCGGACACTCAGACGCAATAGAGCGCTCAATCTGCTGAGTGACAGCAGATTTGTCTGCGCTCGCAGAAACTGTGAGGTGACGTGTTGCGTACACACAAGCACCTCATCTCAAGAGTGATACTCGTAGCGCACAAGCCACATCTTCTGCGACTTATCAGCCCGTTTGCGCTCTGCCTCTTTAAAGAGGGTGTCAAGTTCCGTGTGCAACTTATCGCACTTCTCACGCAATTTTTTCTCGCGCTCCACAATAGTTGCAGATCGCATATCATTGCCACAAACAGGGCAGTCATTGCGCTTCTGCATGTACGACGTTGTAATGGAGCTTTTGCAGTGCTGACAAGTCACTCTCGCTGATTTAGCATCAGCAAAGTGATACTTTCTGTGCAGTTCAGCGTACCGCCTACCAGTTTCGTCAAGTTGTGCCTTAACCTTGCTCATCTTAGCGGTCGGAGTAACAACTCTGCCTTTGATAGGATGGTATAGAACTGCGAGCTGTGGATAGGAACGTCCTTCAGCAAGTCGCTTCAGCTCATTTTCTGCGTCTTCCTGGCAAGAAAATGTCTTTTCTTCGTGCCACTCAATAGGTTTGTCCAACCCATGATACGGGTTGTCACCCCTTTGCCGCGCGGTTTCATTGACATCGGCAGAGATCTCTTTTTTGCTCATTTTGTAAGGGAAGGCTTCAAATCTGATTTCGTGCATTTTTAGCACTCCTTTCTTAGCGCTCATTTGAACACAAAAACTTAAACAAAAAACATCTACAGCTAGAATACAATAAATCCTAGAAAGAAACAAAAAAAGACCTCTCCAAACAGAAGAGGTCGACAATATGTCACATAAAATCCAACGCAGGCTCTTTGTCGCCGTCAAGTGCATTTAATCCGCTGAGCGACTTATCATTATCGTCGCTTTCAGTGTCGAACACATTGCCAATGGCGGCAAATTCAGAGAAGTCAACACTGTTGCTCTCCTTTTTCTTTTGCATCGCTTCTTGCTCTTCCTTTGCCTTTGTTTGAAGCGCAACAAGCTTCTCCATTGGTGCTTTAAGACCCGTGAGCATACTGTAAACAACAATCTTGTTTCCACGGCTCTCTTTGCGCTCATTGTATGGATAAATACCTGTATATGGCGAAATAGTGCCGCAAGCATCGCGCAGTTTAAGAAGACTTGATTCAATGAGCTTGTAGTTGCTCTTATTTTCCAAGAAATCTTCCGGCGCTTCAATGATGGTCGTCATAATGCTCGCTGTTGCGTAATCAAAGTCAACGAAGTAGTTGTCTTTTGTCCAAGCATTGATGATTGCATCTCTGAGCGAAATGTCGTTTTGAATATCCTTCACATCCAAAGAGACCCGAACGAGCGACATCATACCTTTGACATAAAGCGTCTTTTTGAAATCTGTTTCATCAAACGTCGAATAAGGAGATGTCTTATTTGCAGACTTATTGAACTGTGTGAAAGTCTTGCTTAAAATTCCATTCACCGTCGCCCAATCAATCGCATTTACTTGCTGCATCTTATTCTTAATCTTGTTGTTCTCAATGAGCAAATAGGGAACTTTATAAGATTCAATAAGTTTAAGAATCTGGATGCACGCATTAAAGGCGTTGACTTGCACCTCTACGCCCTCTGTATCGTCTGGAAGTGTAAGCCCAAGGATAACCTTCTTCTTGTTTTCCAAAAGACGCTTTAAGAGCACAGGAAGACCGCCCGAGCCTGTTCCTCCTCCAAGACCCGCCCAAAGGAAGAAATAATCTGCTTCAGCGCCAAGAGACATCAATCGCGCATACACATCATCAATATGTTCCTGCATCGCCTTTGCGCCAAGAGCGGGTGTCTTACCTGCACCGCCCTTAGAACCATTTGCCGTGATATTGACAAGGTTTTGGCGATCAAGGTGCTTTAGGCTTTCCATGTCTTTTTGAGTTGTATTTACCGCAACAGCAGTGTTTTTATTCGCTGCAAATGCGTCCACAAACTTGTTTCCGCACTGTCCTACACCTACATAAAGAAAATTAAGCACGATTTAATCCCTCTTTCAACCTACGATTTATCATTGCTAATCGTATTTTATCTTCACTCAACAGTTGGACGAATAAGCGACCAAGCTCATCTACGCTATAATTCCATGCATGATCGTTTTTGTGACACGTTAGCGCTCCCATACGAACGAATAACTTTAAAGCAAACCGAACGCTATTTACATTCATCCTTGTCGCTTCTGCAATGATTTTTGCAGTGTTTTTTATATTAATGAGTTGTGTGACAATCCCGCCATTATCTTCTGATGCGCCAGCTTCAAGCACTTTCTTGACCCTGCTTTCGCGACCATAGATGTAGCAAAGTACCATTAACTCTTGATCAGACAAAGATTTAAAGAACTCTTTCGCGCAATTAACGCATAGCAAACCAATTCACCAACTTCCTATTTGAAACTATTTTTATTGTACCATTTCTGCAAAATTTTTGTTCAGTCGATTCTAAAAACAGAAAAACAAAAGAGAGGGATTAACCTCTCTTTTGTAGTTCATCATTTATTGGAATCAGCGGTACTCAGCTTAGCCTCTGCTTCAAGCAAATTGCCAATCTTCCAACCTGCGCCAACCTTTTGCCCTTGGAAGACAAAGAGGTGCGTAAAGTTCTTTGGCTCTTCGTTACCCATCTGCTCCACTGTGTTCACGCGAGCAGTTCCAATGATGGAATTGTTCTTTTGCGATGCAATCTTTGTTTCAATGCTGTTGATTTTTGTTTTATAGTTCTTTGCTTTGATTGCTTTAATCTTGTTCGCCTGTCCAATGATAAGCTGATGGGCTGCGCTTGTTGTGGTCTTTGCCGTAGATTGAACATCATACTGTGCAGAATACTTCACAAAGTCGTTGACGTTCTCTTTATACATTTCTTCATCGTTTTGCGAGAAGATACCAATGAATAATAGCAACAGGAAAAACACAACGCCGCCAATGATGATCTTCTTTCTCTGCTCAGGTGTTAAATCTTTCCAACGGAGTTTCTTTATATCCTCCATCTTCATATTTTTCAAACGCTGAAATAGAGAAGGAGGTTTGAATTTTGTCCTGCCGAAACTAAACTCTGCCATGAACGAAATTCCCCTTTCTTTTATGTTCGGTTACTGTCTCCAATTTTAACAGAAATCCGTTTAGCTATTCTTTCGGCAGTTTCTGCTCTTGGTGCAATTTACCTAATTCATATTCGCACTCATCCAAGAACTTTAGCGTATCTTTGATGTTACCTGAGCGCCCTGGATATTCAGATAGTTTCGAGTAAAACTCTTCAAGTTTTCTCAGTGCATTCGCTTGCTCATAGCGAGTTTGTTCCTGCGCAGGACGCATTGCCTTTAAGTCAGCAATGTTGTTCCGAAGGTGCGTTTTGTACTCTTCCATGTCTCTTGCGAAATCAACATAAGCGGCTTCAATATCGTAATCCTTGCGGAGGGTGTTCTTAAAGATGCGCTGATACCGCTTGATGACCATTCCTTCTGAAATAACATCATTAAGCACTTGATACTCTTTGATGCCATATGTATAATTCGATGACTCGGGCATATCATCCGTTCCTTTTGAGAACGAATAAGGTGTTTCTCGCTCTACTTGTTTATCATGATCGGAGCTAATCTTTGAACCTCCGCTGAAATTCAAAAGAACAGCACAAACGACAACAATAAAGCCAACCGCGAGCCATTTACTTGATTCACCCATTTATTTTCACCTCGTGGCTTGGTTATTTTTCTTACGCTTCTTAAATATTACAATAAGCGTTCCCAAGGCAAGAACAAAGGCGATAATCGGCGCATAAGTAGAAAGCGCATCATCTTCGCTGTCTTTTTGCTTCGTTTCGGGCTTCTTTTCAAGCAGATTCTTTGCGTTCTCGTCAGGTTCAGATTCGGTGAAGTCATGCACTGTAACATGCTCTTTCATCGCTTTTTCGTTGATTGGCATGCGCGATACCTGTGAGAACCCGGCGTCAATCGTCATCGCAACAGTCGAATCAGTGCGAATTAAAAACTCTTTGAGTGAAGCCGCTGTAAGTCCGTTTCCAAGAAGCTCGTCCGCAAGGTTGCAAATATAGTTCGCTGAGATATATTTCGAGATGCGCGAATCAACAACAAAATGATATTTATGATCGGCTTTGTTGTAAACAAAAATGAGCGGAGTTGCATATTCGTCTAATGAGCTGCTGTCAATGACCTCTTTGGATGCTGCTACAACGGGCTTTGATTGGGAGTCATAAATGAATGTATACAATTGGAATTTAACTCCCATCTGCCCATTCATCTTATCCTGCACTGTGCGAAGCTCATTGGAGATGCTGTTAATCTCAGCTTCTGTGAGCGTTCCAGTTGAGTCGTTAATGAGCTTATATGATACTGCCTTTTCCGCAGTGGTTACCTCAACGTTCGGCTGAATTTTACCCGAGCGGCCGTCATGCGCGCGCACCGAATCCGACTGGACTGGCACATCGACCGCCAGCGCAGTGGGCGCACCGCATCCAAGAATCAAGCTCGCTGCAATTCCAAAGGTGATGAGTTTATGTTTCAATGGATTACACCTCTATTTTATATAGGATTAGTTTTCTAAAAAGTACGCTTTGATTATACCAAAAGGAAGGATGTTTAGAGTTGGAACGAAACGATTAACCATGGTTTAACAAAAAAGGATGAAATCAACAAGCCAACCTTCTTTCTTGACTGAAACGAGGGCTAACGATCAAGGAAAGCGTAACTTTGGGAGTAGAGTACACATCCAATAACTTTTCTTCTTAGCTATTTAGATCTTAACTCACTAACGAAGCTGAACTTAGAGATCGGAACTTTGCTCTTTATCTTTTGCTTTGGAAAGAAAAATCGAACAACTACCTAAACTTAGGAGCGTTTCTTTTGCATGAAACCACGAAACTTGCGATCCTTGTCTTCTTAACCAAGAAAACTACAAACCATCAAAGAACAAGAGAACGGAAAAACACGAACTTACAATATTTTGCTTAACGAACAAAGAGGACCAAAACCTCCAACTTTCCTTCCTTGAAAGATTCAACACACTCTGAAACTTGCAATCTTTGTCTTAGCAAACAGAGGAATCGAAAACAACCAATCTTTTTCTTTGGGTAGAAAAAATAGATTTAACTTACAAATTAAGAGGTCATATAGTAGTCGTTTTTTTACGAAAACCTAACATTAGAACTAGATTACTTTTAAGAGGTCTTAAAGAAAGTAGCAAAGAAATTAACAGATTTCGTAGCGTTTTATAGAAATACGTTTTATAGATCTTTTTTTCTATTGTACCTTTGCGAAACCTAGAAACGCCAACGCTTTGCGGCGTTACACGACTAAGAAATGACTGCAAAGCGACTAAGAAATGACTGTAGTTTTGGATAATGCGACTAAGAATTGACTAAAAACTCGCTTAATAAGACTAAGAAATGACTGTGATACGACTAAGAAATGACTGTGATACGACTAAGATTTGACTGTAGTATTTTTTATACGACTAAGAATTGACTGTTTGGGTTTATTTCATGACTAAGATTTGACTGTAAAAATAATGTTCACGACTAACAATTTTATATTTTTAGTCGTATTTATTAACGCGACTAAAAATATTTTTGAGCTTGTTGTATAATAACATCAAAGATGAAACTCTATTAAAGGAGAAAAAACATGTTTACAGAACAAAATCAAAACGCCAGCGAAGAAAAAAGGATGAAACTATCTGCACTTAAAGATGTGAGAAAAATGGATTATGAATCATTTCAAAAAATCAATCCAAAAATCGTTGAACACAATATGCTAATTAAATCACGCACAAACGTAACTTTTAATCAATTTAGATTGATTCTTTTAGCAATAAGCAACATAAAAATAAACGACGATCATTTCGAAATGAATGTATGGAAAGCAACTGATCTTGCAAAAGTACTTAATATTCCAAAGGAAAATTGTTACAGAGAAGTGAAAAATGCTGTTAGAGATTTAACCATGAAGGCCGTTTTTATTTTTATTCCAGAATTAAATAAAGAAAAGGGATTCCCGTGGTTGTCTATTTCTGAATACGAAGAAGGGAAAGGACTTGTCGGTTTTAAGTTAAATTACGAGTTAAAGCCATATCTGTTGAATTTAAAAAAGAACTTTACTATATTCGGAAACGAAATATTAACTTGCTTTAAGACTCAAAATACATTGGCGTTTTTTATGTATGCGGTGTCGCTACTAAAGAAACAAACATCATTCACACATAATGAAACAGAAGGTGTTTCGTTTTTTATCAATATTGATGATTTAAAGCATCAATTCTTTTTAAAAAACAACTATCGTACAAATAATATAGTTCCAATGGTTCTGAGGCCCATTAAGGAAGAGATAGAGTCAAGAGTTCCTTATAAGCTAAATTACAAGGCTATTCGTAAAGGAAAAGTAATTATTGGATATGAATTTTCCTTTGCGTTTCTCCCAGAGAAGACAATAGAGTCGAACCAAGAGTTAAAAGAGATTCCAATTGGTGCTTGTTTAGCAAGAACACCAGAGGGAGTTAATGACAGACAATATCAATTTATCTATAAAAAGATGCTATCTCTTGGTGTTAAATATCCTGAGAATCTAATAAAAACAACAAACTATGACTTACCACGTATTTGGGCGACGATAAACTATGTTTTATATTCATACGTGGGTGTCGTAGATGCAACAGCAATACCAAAAATACTTAACAAAGCCATTACAGATAACTACCTTGGCGTAGACTATGAAAAATGGCTAAAACTTCCTAAAAAAGCCGAGAAAGAACAACAATAAATTCAGGCATACCTAAGTTTTTGTTGTCTAAACAAACCAAAAAAAGAGAGGACAATCACGTCCTCTCAATTTTTTGGTTCAAACCTTAATTACTCGTCATCATCGTCATCTTCCGCGAAATCGCTTGCCTTTATGTTGTTCACAAAGATGCTCGTTGCGAGCGTATTGACGAACCCAATCACATAAGCAAAGATAAGCGCCTTAATCGGCATCAATACGAGCTGATCGCCGCCCGCTGTGCTGACAACTGTGAATTGCAGAATAAAGAGTGCAATCACGAAAGCAACAACGAAGGCAACGACTTTTGCGAAGTTGTTGAACACAAACCCGATTGTGTACTTGAATGTTTCAAGATAGGTTGCTTCAACTGTATTTGCCTCAGCAGAGCCAAACATGAGCCACACAATAAAGCACAGATTCATGAACAGCGTCAAGAGGTTAAACTCAAACCCGCCGATGTGCATTTGGAAAATGCCGCCTGCCATACCGCCGATGGTTGGCAGAATGAACACATAGAGAATTGCAAAGCTGATGACAAGCCCGATAGTCGTAAGACCGTAAGACTTAAACTCGCTAAACACCTCTTGGATAGACGGTGCTTCTTCTCTTTGTGCGTGCGCGACAATTTCGGATGCGATAACCTTGTTATGCAGAGCGTAAGTCACCATAAAAATGATTGCCGATACGAGAACCGCGATAAGCGAGATGATTTGATCTGTACCATCTCCATTCCCTTTGTAGAGGAAATACGTTGAGGTCAGCAAGCTTGCAGAAACAATGATACTGAGTGGGAACACCTTAATAAAATTGGCTAATCCAAATATCTTTCCCAACAGAGGAACCCCCTTTGTTCGTTTTAATTTAACTCATTCAATTATACCACAGACGATTCAGTTCTGTTCAGCTAGAAGAAAAGCGACGCAATCAATTTGCAATTACGTCGCTTACTTCTCTGCTTAGAAACTCTGTCCAATACCGAACATGTACTTAATTCCTTCGCCGCCTGATTTTGCTGCATCAAGTCGAAGGATTCCCATTGCGGTCTTGATGCGAAGTCCAAGACCAGCCGCAACTTTGAACGAGTTGCTGACCTCTTCGCTCCATGCCTTACCTGCATCAACGAAGACAACGCCTTGCACTTTTGAGGAAATATCGTGACGAAGCTCCATAGAAGCAAGAACTGACTTGTTGCCGCGCTGTGCATCTTCATTGAGACCACGAACGCTGTCTGCACCGCCGATAGTGAACTGACTGATAGCAGGAAGCGTGTTTGGACTGTAATGGAGTTCCACACGGGAAGCAAGCAGATCCTTTGCAGAGAGTTTTGCGTAATTTTTCATGCGAAGCAGGAACTTCGTATAATTCTCATCACTGCCAAGGAGCGTCGGCGAGACTGTAACAGCCGCTTCTGTGACTGTTCCTGTCTCCTTCTCGTCCTCACCTGCACGCGAATCTCTGATAACGCCGAGCGTGACCGTGTTCTCTTTGATACTGTCGAACTTTGCTCCGCTCTTGTAATCAACATCAATCTTATCCATTGTGAAGTTGGCATACATGCGCGTCTTTTGGTCTTTGGTGACAGGTTTTGAGAACCCAATCGTGCCACCAGTATGCTTCTCATCGTACTTGGAGTAGGACGTATCGATGTCTTTTTGCGACTTGAAGATTTCACCGTAGACTGCCGTATTTGACTTTCTCCAATACGGATCAACATAGGAGAGCGAGAAGCGATTACGTTCTTTGCCAAATCCAAAGTCAAAGTTGATGGATTTCGCTTCCCCGTTGAGGTTCTTATTGCTGATACCTCCGACGATTTCGCCCTTGTAGTTGGAGCTGTAGCCGCCGCCAAGACGCCACTCACCAGTCTTATCTTCCTCAACCTTAACTTTTAGGATAACTTCACCCTTTGCAGAACCTTCTGTGGCATCAAGTTTGATGTCTTTGAAGAATCCCGTTGCGGCAAGATCAGTGTAAACCTTTTCCAGCGCCTTAGTAGTCAGGAAATCGCCCTTTTTGAGCCGCTTGGACGTAATTTTATCAAGCACCCAATCCTTTGTCTTGGTGTTGCCTTCGTAGTTTACGCCTTCAATGCGCGCTTCTGCGATATTGAACACCACATTGCCGTCGTTGTTGTTGACATCGCTGACAATGGCGATATAGCCCTTCTCTTTATAGAGACTCTTGATGGCGTCAATATCCTTTTCGACAGTGTTGCGATTGAACTGCTCGCCAACCTTTGAGGAAAGAACTTTCGTTAATTCCTCGGTATCAACGAGCGTATTTCCTGCAATCTTGAGCGACTTGATTTCGGAAAGTTCTTCAATATCGAAAACGATATAGAGTTCGCCGTTATTCTGCACAGCGCGTGCTTTAACTGTCTGCGCAATGCCCGTTGCCGCAATGTTTTCGAGATCCTTGCGAACGATTTCCTTAGAATAAGGTTCGCCAATTTTTGTGTTCGTGACGAGCTTCATCAGATCTTCCGTTTTAAGGGAATGATTTCCTTCAAACAGAATGTGCTGAACAATTTGCTGTTCTTGAACTTCTTGTTTGGCGACTTTATCTTCAAACTTATCGCTCTTATCTTCTGCTTTCACGGTGCTGCTCTGTGCGGCATCATCTTTATTCGCTTCTTCAATCTTTTCAGCAAGAGGCACATCATCCGCAGAAGCAGTTGGAACAATATTGTATAAAGTCGCTCCTACGGTGATTGCGCTTGTAACTGCCAATGGAATTAGTTTTTTATTCATCTTATTGGACAACCCCCGTATATTTAAGTTTGTCGTTAGGTACGATTGCTACATTGGAAATTATACCAAAATAGGATTTTTTATTTTTAATGTCAAAAAAGAGCATCCTTCGATGCTCTTCCTTTTTATAAAACGTCGCCGAGACCCCCCCCTGCTTTAGCGGGGGAGTATGTCAACATTTTTCTTTTGCAGTTTTTCAAACGACGCTGAATTGTAAAGAAGCCGCTCTTCAAATCCTTCCTTCATGTTCTCCTGCATGATTGGACTATATTTCTCAATCATCTCAGAGAGAAACGATTGGTCATACGTCAGCAAATCTTCTGGCTTAGCGATATACCATTTGCCGTCTTTGCGAAGCATAAAGAATTGATTCGTTTCTCTAAATGTCAAATCTTCGCCTTTATAGAGATTGTTCGTAGATGTTTCAAAGCCAACGATTGCAATGTTGTTCATCACAAGCGGGGGATAAATCTTTTGCAGTCTGATGGATTGTAGCCCAACCACTTGCGCCTTCATAGCGATGTTTGAGATGTATGTCTCGTTATCCGACGGATATAACACATCTTTGAGCGCATCGAAATCCTTGTGGTTCATGTCGTTGAAATATTCAAGAACAACCTCGTTGATTTCAACCGCAGCGTTCTCTGTGTAAAGTCTCTGTCCTGAAATCAGTGCAACAACAACAAAGAGCGCAGTGAATCCGACAAAGAGCGTATGTCTTAGAAATTTGTTTTTGATATTACTGAGCGAGAATCTGTTTAGCTTCTCTGACGTGCTCTTGGACAGCTTTATTCGTGGAAGTTTTTTCTCTTGTGACATATGTCTTCAACAGATCCTTTCTATTGTAGTGTTTTGCATAAATAAATGTAAGTTCGTCGATGTTATATCCGTAGAAGTCATCAAGATGATTCTTTTTTTCCTTGGGAACGAAATTCCAAAGCGCATCAAGTTTTTCATGGTCAATGAACTTTTCGCTCTCGTAGTTAATAAGGAATCTTTGATATTCGCAAAGCATATCCAAGATTTCGCTCTCAGGGATTCCTTCAAGCACATGTCCAGTTTCGAGTTTTTCAATATAATCTTCAAACTCTTTTACTTTGGCGAGCTTTGCTTCCTTGGTCATATACATGTTATGACGCATATTATCAAGCTCGTAGTAGCGAATCATGTTGTCTTTCTGAATGATGCTGTCTGAAAGTGGGAAGCCAAGTTTCAGGGCTTCAAACGTGCTTTCACTTTCAATATATTCGCCGTTAAGGTTCTGATACACGCCAATCCACTTTTGGAGCGTTGTGAACTCAGGATGCTGGCTTGCGAGCAGTTTGAGATTCCAAATTGCCATATTGTATTGTTTTGCATTGGCAAGCTCAACAACATTTGTCAGTGTCTCTTTGATGGCGCTCATTTCTGAAGTGTCTTTAGGACGCTTTTTTCTTCCAATTCGAACGGGTTCGTTTTCTTTGAGGACTGAAAGATCGCCAATTCGGTTCTTATGAAACTCTTCTTCCTTTGCTTTAATTTCGTCAATGGAAGCCTTGATAGGATCTTTTTCTACCTTAATTTCAGGATTCTGCCTGATATGGAATCCTCCAATATCTTCATTTGGGTGTTCATTTGCAAATACATTAGCAGAAGAAATGCAAATAAACGCTGATAGGAGCATAATTGCTTTTTTATGAGTCAATGATTTCAACCTCCGACCTAAAATTTATACAATGATTATACCACTCCAAAGAGAAGTTTGTTCTGAATCTTGAATGGTATAATTGAAAACAAAAGGAGGAATACATCATGAGAATTATTATTTGCCTTATCCTAGCTCTTGGCATCTTACTCCCTGCATCGTTTAATACATCATCCGTATCGGCGGCAAAAAAGACTTCTGTTGTGAAACACGATATCTCCATTACACCTAAGATGGAAAATGACATATCTTACATTAAGAAGCACACAAACTTCACCAATGAAGAAATCAAAGATTTCTATGTGCAAGGTTTTACGAAAGAGAATATGAAGGATCTCTACATTCTCAAAAACATGTCGCATGAAAAATTTGAAGTCATCCTAGACATCTATCGCGATCAAACAGAAATCGAAATGGTTCTCAAAGATCTCTCTATTGACCCTGATGAGTTTCAAAAAGAATACGAAAAACAATTTCCAAAGGATATTGAAACAGATCATGATCGCATAAAGAGCACAACAGCGCCGTGGACGCGATTGGGAAAGCCCGATAAAAATTAAGTTCGGAAGAGCGATTGCATTTGCAGTTGCTCTTTTTTGCGGTACAAAAAAAGAACGCCAACATTGCGTCAGCGTTCTCGTTTTTTATTGCGAATAAATCAATAGTAATCTCTAAATCCTTTAGAGTGCGACGGATGGCGCAGTTTCAGCAGAGCTGAGTGTTCAATCTGCCTAATGCGCTCCTTCGTGAGTTTTAAGTATTTCGCAAGTTTGCCGTAATCCATTGGCGCGTCAGAACCTGCGAGATTGTATAAGTTAATTATGATAAATGCTTCGCGCTTATCAAGCGTGTGCCTGATGGCTTCAAAGAGTTTATCGTGAAGCTCAGCGTTGAGCACTTTAGTTTCAAGTGGAATATCGCCATCATCCAAGAGGTCCATCATCTGCGTTTCGTTTTCGTCAACAGGAACATTCAGACTTGTGACTGTCTGAGAGGACTCTTTGTAGCGGTTAAATTTGTCAAGCGAGATACCAAGCTCATCGGCGATGTACTCATCAGGCGCATCTTCGCCGCCATTCTCGGCTAAATATTCGCTTTCAATGCGTTTTGCTTTTCGTAAACTTTCCTGATAGTGAACTGGAACTCTAATGGTAAGCCCTGTGTTTGCAATATGGCGCACAATCGTTTGGTGAATCCAGTTCCAAGCATATGTGGAGAACTTAAATCCTTTGGAGACATCGAACTTTTCGATTGCTGTATATAAGCCGATGACACCCTGATTGATCATATCCTCCATTGGGATTCGTTTGTTGTTTGCATACACCTTTTTCGCTACTTTAACGACAAGGCGTATGTTGTGTAATGCGATTTCTTTTGCGATTCTGTTGTAATTCTCTTGATCAAGTATTGCAACTTTTTCTTTTTCGTTCTCTGGGAACGACATATATTTGTTAAGTTCTTGAAACTTAGCTACTTCTTCTTCTTTGGTATAAGGCTCGTACTGACGAATCTGTGCGAAGAGGATGCCAAGACCGTCAACACCGGCTTCTCCTGTGTCATAAGCCATCGGTTCATCTTCGTCATTGTCTTCATCTTCATCATAATCTTCATCATAATCTTCAATTTCGTCTTCAGAACAACTACAATCTACAGCTTCTTCATTTTCTTCTTCATTTTCTTCTTCTGGTTCTTCCTTTTCCTTTTGCTTTTGAACTTCGGCAATGTACTCTGGATTAAAAAGATCTTCTGAGATAACTACGATCTTCGGTTTTGATTCTTCTTTTTGTACCTGCTCTTTAGCAGGTTTTTGCCGTTTTCTTCTTTTTCTAATTGTAATCTTTGCGACCACACTGGATTGCTCCATGTTGGGAAAAAGAGAAATGATTGTGGCTGAACATGTTTGACTCATTCCATTCGTTTTGAAGCTTTTTATTGCTCCAAAAACTCGCCTCCTTTGAAGTTTTCTTAATTCGTTAATTGTTCCATAGCCCTTAATCCTTTTCCTTTCTACGCGAAATAAGGAGTTTTTTCGCGCTTTGTGATAAAAAACATTGAATTTCAATACTAAATTTCATCAGTTTGTTGTGTTTTCTGATTTTCTAACAACTGATGGGAGCATTATACCACAGGTAAACGCCTCTTGTAAAATGGAAAAACGAAAAACGCCTTACCACGGAAACACAAAAAGCTCCGCAAGAGCGAAGCTTTTCGTTTCTGTTTTCATCTCATCTGGAGTTTAGGCTGAGTGTTGCGCCTACTCTCATTGATGAGTTGCGATAGAGATTTAATGAATCTCTTCGCTAAGGAATGCGCCATACTAAGGTTCTTGTAGAACCCTTCTCCATGACACAAACCTTGTTTGGCGGGTGTCGGCAATTTTTTAATATCGCCGCCCAACCACGTTTCAACGATGTACGCAGCGGTCATCGCAATGCAATTTGCCGTGTTTTCGTTGATTTCTTGCTTACCCTGCTCTTTTAGCTTCTTGTTTTCAAAACCAATCTTTTTTAGGATTAGCTCTTTGGCGAGAAGCATCGCCTGAACATCCGTTCCAACACCCTCTTTAAGCCAATACTTTCGGCAGGATTTGTCGAAATAGATGTATTGCTTAAATGTCGGTTTGAACTCATGTTCTTCAACCTCAAAACCAGCTCGTCTTGCCATAAGAGCAATAATGGCAAGATGATCTTCTTCTCGAAAATTCTTTTTAGGAATTCCAAGACTTGTTTGGTTGAGGTCAAAAACCTTTACCGACGTAAACCTTGTCCCAGTTGGTGTTCTAAATGGTGCATTCACGTCAATCGGTTTTGCATCAAGAAGAATCCTACCCCCATCTTTCTCGATATCGTCTTTAGAACGAAATGCGACAATATTAGGATTCTGAGACAAAGCTTTTGCGCAATTCCCCAAACTGTATTGGTTCTTTGCGCAAACCTCCAATAACCGTTCTAATGAGCGTTCACTATACATGCTCGTTTGAACGAACTGGAAGTAACTACTATTTTGGCTCATCCTACCGCTCCTTTCTAGCGTGGCAAAAGATCAAAAAACATAGCCACATATAGATGAAATCCTACAAAGATTATATAGCAATCAACGCATTTGAACTAAAAAAACGCCTTGAATAGCGATAACCAAGGCGTTTTCTAATCTATTTAGTTATCTATCTTTAAGGCAAAAAACCTCCAAAAACATCGAACCTCGCGTCAGCAAAATAGTGCATCAAGAGCATCAATGCGTAAGCATGAGAAAATCCAACGAGCATTGGAACAGATGTCCCTTTCGCGCCTTTTGTGATAGCACTTTCGATAATAAATGAGCCATACATGAGCGCAAGAGAGATGCAACCAAGGACAAACATAAGGAGCACAAATTCCATACCCATCAGTCCACCAACAGAGAACATAAACTTCACATCACCGCCGCCAATGATGTCTTCTTGTCCTGTAAAGTGCGCTACGATGCAGGCGAACAAAACAATCCAAATTGCAGGAATAACTCCCCCAAGCGTGTCCAAAAGCGAATTAACATTAAGAAGGATAAACGTAGGCATCGCGATAAGCGCAATTAAAGTGAGTTCATTTGGCACCTCGCGGTAGTTGATGTCAGAGACAGTGCCAACAATAAACATCCATGCAACAAGAAGCATCTTGATACCTTCAAGCGAAAACCCATACCCCGAGAAAATTGCAAGGAATGTAAATCCTGTGACAAGTTCAACAACGAGATTTTGAAGCGGTATTGGTGCGTGACAGTAGCCGCATTTCCCTTTATTGAGAAAGAAACTTAAAACAGGCACAGTGTCGCACCAAGGAATCTTATGCCCACATGTATCGCATGTTGTCGCGCAAAAGAGAGGCGTTCTATCATGCCAACGTTTAATACACACATTGGCAAAAGTGCCGAAAAAAAGTCCTGATATGAAAATAAGTGCATATGTGAAAATCAAATATTCCATCCAATCAATTCCCTTCCATTTTTCTCTTATGATAGCACAAAAAAGATGCCGTTTCCGACATCTTTTTTTTGTCTACTTTTTCGCAAGAAGCTCCTGAATGTGCTTCAAGATCGCCTCATCCTGCATCCCAGCAGAACGGCAACGCCTGAAATACTTCAGTACTTCTGATTGCGAGAAGGAATTATCGAAGTAGTTGCGAATCTCATCTCGCGAGGTCATCGTGAGTTGAGACAAGTATTCAACGATATCCTCCTTCAAAGGAATCTGATTCGCGCTCAGAATCCCTTTTACTGCAGATAAGAAGCCTTCCTTTGCAGAAGCGCCCATCTTGGAAATTTCCCAATAGTGGCGCTCCATGAAGATTTCATACCTGCACGGATTAGGTGCTTTCTGAAATCTCTTGAAGAACTCCTCAACGGGGACTTTCAACTTCCCCATATCGGCAGGGTCAGTTCCCTCGTCAAGCACCATGATTCGCACATGGATGCCTGCTTCGGCGAGGAACTTTGCTTTCTTTAAGCCGCTACGCTGACCGACAGCATGACGCTTTCCTGTTGTCGCCGTCCACGGATCACAATCCGGAATGATGACGACTTCATCGGGATTAACGTCCTTGATTGCATTAATGAGCACTTCTGGCTTGATGCCGTTCGTGCCACAAGTGGCAATTACCGTCCACTCCTTGTTGAGAGCACGCGTATACTGGCGCACAATGATGGCGTCAATAGCGGCTTCAACGAGAAACACAACCTTCACACCCTTTTTAAGAGACGCTTGATTGAAGATCATGTTCCCGCTTTCAGAGTAGCGATGTGGCAGAAATGCGCCCTTCTCAATGGAGCGACCATAAATATTCTGACCGACCATAAATGTGATGCGATTCTGCCAAGGGCAATATACTTTGCCCTTTTTAGAAACAGTCAGAACGCCTGCCTGCAGAAGAAGTTCACGCGAGAATCCTTCTGACTGCATCGCGTTGATGATGTTCCATGCTGCGTTTCCTTCGGGACAATAACCTATCCCAAAATGCTTCACGGATTCATCATTGATGCCGCGCGATTTGATGTAATCCATCGCAGCATCGTTGACGGTTTGCGTGCAACGATAACAAAACGACCGTCTAGCATCGTCTACCGTGAGCGCCGTTTCGCCGTCAGTCAAGGTAACGTTGAAGTTTTCCTCGAACCAACGAACAAGTTGCCGTCCATGCAACCCCAACTCTTCTTTAACAAGCGATACCGAATTGAATCCGTTACCGCAAGAGAAGCAGTTGCCGACTCCTTCTACATCATTAAGGTGACAGTTACCACCTTTACGATTGTTTTGGGAGTCATGATGCGGGCAAACCGCAAGCACACGCGACGGGTTGCTATCATTCACAATCGCAAACCCAAGCGCTCGCCATACTGCTGACAACTTAATGCCAGACTGTTTGAGTTTGTCGTTCAAATTCATAAACAACACTCCTTTCAGTAAATGATCAAAAAACATCTCATTTGAATTATAACTTTCAAGATTCATCTCATGATAAAAAAAGATGCTCAACCAAATATCAAGCATCTTGATAAGCTCATTTCTTTGCTTCAAACTCTTTTCGACTTACCATTGAAAGTTCACCTAGCGGATTACCTTTACTGTCCGATTTATGGAAAAAGCAAGTTTCAATATCAACAAAGGAAAAAACCTTTCCTATTGTGAAATCTCTATCCTTATCTTCTACGATAAATGCAATTCGTTCTTTTCCAGTAGCATCATCTAGCGCGAAAACTTTGAACAAATCAAATCAAGTCCTCTCTATTTTATATTTTAGGATCTGCCTAAATTGTAGCATTTGCCGCTTTCAAATAGTCTGCTGATGGAATTGCGTCAAACTCACGCTGTTCAATGTGCAAAGTTTCTTCTTTGCACACAGGGCAATACATGTGCTTCTTATGACGCAATTCTCTTAGTGCCGCTTGATTGCGAGGAACGTACATTTTAGTACCGCAAACACAACAATAAAGTGTCGAAATTAAAACGCGAGCACGCCCGCATCCTCGTCTTCGACTCATCTACTCATCACCTCATTCTTAGTATTTGTTTTCCACAACATTGTATAGACGTTCTGTCGCAATATCTGGCGGGGTTTGTTTTTTAACGAAATTCTTTACATAGAAATTGATTTCGGATTGACTAATGTCGTAGTTAAAGCACAGCACAATATATGGCAGTATTTGTGCGATATGTTTTTCGCTGTAATAGTACCCAAGATAAGGGATGTAAGTGAGCACCTTGCGATAAGTGCGCTCATCCATATCTAAATCGGTAATGTATGCCGATCTCGTGCGCTTGGGGCGAAGTTGCATGAGCGGGTTATTTCTGCGTTTATCTTTTGCCGTTTCCTCTTTCGTGCCAACTTCCTCGAAGTGTTGCGCACCTCGGCGAATTTTTAGTTCGTCTGCGTTTTGTTGAATTAAGTCAAGAAAGTTTGGCGCAAATTCGTATTCCCCGCCAATGACCTTCAAATCCTTATTCCATTGTTCCCTGCTGATACCAAGCACATGTGCATTTGAATTGTCTGCCGCATAGGTCATCGTTGGAAACAGCAACGTTAGGGAATAAAAAATTGCTATTGCACATATTTTTTTTAGCATAACGTTCACCTCTTTTAGAAGTATACCTCAAAATCTGTCACATTGCTAACAATCGCATCATGACGAATGGAAAGAACAGAGTAAAGGAAAGCACAAAGAAGAACGCAATCAAAAGCCAAATTGTAACTGGGACGACTCTCTTATTAAAGATTTCAATATCATGCTTTAATCCATCGGCGTAACATTCTATACCTTTCCTCATAATTGTGGGGAAATCCTTGAACTCTTCGCTGACAGCAAGCAGCACAATCGCGTTCTCATCGAAAAGTTCCCCTGTATCTGCTTCTTTGAGCGCTTCTACGGTGTCTTTACCTTTATCAACTTCTTCGAGAGCTTCCTTAACGACATCTTTATAGAGCGGGTTGCCAATCGCATCGGTCGATAATTGTAATGACTTGTATTGCATATTGTCGCAGAATCGGAGCATATAGAGGTTTTTCATGAGGGGTGCATAAATTATCGCGGAGTAGTAGAAATCAGGAAAATATTTTTGCAGATTATTGACAATGTAACAGCCCACACAAAATGCAATTCCAATGCCAATGTATTTGTCATGGAAAATCGTTGCAAAGTCATAAAAAAACTTGGACATAAATGGAATCCCAATATGTGTGTCCAAATAGAGCCATTGATAGAGCGACAATGAGAACGCAAATGTAACCGCAATAATTACGAATATAAAAACAGCCGCGATTTTAGCGCGTAAGAATGACAAAGAAACTTCTTTTTCGATTGATTCAACAGTATCTTTCAAAAACAATCAACTCCTGTCTTGCTCTAAATTCTAACAAAGCCCGAACAACGTTTTTAGAGTTGACTTAGGAGAAAGAGATGTTTGAGTGTTGTTATAATTAAAGACAGCATATTTAACTGCTCCTTTGTTTTATCCAAAAGGAGTTTACTTTAGAACGCAATTTTAAGGAAAGTTTGTTCAAAACAGACTTCGATAAAGGAGTTTTCCGTTCATGTATATTTCCAAGAAACAAAAAACGAAGAAAAAACTTCTTTGTCTGGGTTCGAGTCTCTTTTTCCTATCGAACCAATTCGCGCCCATTGCACTTGCGGCAGATACACAGAGCACAAATTTTACCGCACCTGCATCGGCAGAAGATATACAGACGCTTCGGAAGTATTATACTGAAAAATCAAGTGACGCATTTATTCCAATGAACTTGATCTCGCAGGACTTTAAACTCAATGAGTTTGAAGTCCTCATTATGAGTGAAATCATAAAACAGGATCTTGTCAATAGAGCGAGCAACAAAGAAACACAAGATGCTGCAATCAGCGATCTTGTGGATTTACAAAATAAATATCTTGATGATTACAAAGCCATCTTCAATAAAGTACCTGAAGACATCGTAAAGAAAGCTGATGTAGCATCGCAGAAAGCATCATCCCCGTCAAGTGTGCCAGCAGCACAAGCAAGCGGCACTAGCGATGGCTCTTTTGGCACGCCTACTGATGAAGGGTACAACGAAGATCCTGAACGCGGCACAACGCAGGCAGACATCAATGCGCATATTCAGAAATATTTAACGCCTGAAGCGCTGGCAAGAATCGCCAAAGAGCAGGGGATTAATCCTGATGCGATGGAAGACGATGAGCAACCTTACCCGTCTGGAAGTAACTATGATAACCAAATCATGCAGTCGCTCACACCTGATCAATTAGCGGATAACATGTCGCTCATCAACATTAGGCAAGCTCCTTCAGCAAACGTCAACGCAGAGCAAAGCAATTATGTGAATGCACAAAATCCGCTTCGTGATATTAACCTTGAACAGCTCTCTCCAATTCCAACAGAACCGCTTCAAGCGGATGTTGTAAAAGATAATTACGACATGGATAGCCTCAACGATCTCATTTGGACAGCAACGCACCTTGAAGAGCAAAAAGCAAAACACTTCTTTATTGAAGCTGTTCATAATATTTACTACGTTGACGAGCACGGCGAAGGCAATGTGCCTCTTGATTTGAACCGCTTGAATGATAATGGTAAAGCATATAGGAAATCAATCACGAACCAATATGAGCTGAACGAATCCCTTGAAATTGGACTTGGTGTTCGCGTACATAAAGCACTTGATCTCGTCATGAGTATTGTTGCCAAGAACGAAAACGGGATGCTTGGGAAACAAGGCTCTACATTTGAGTTCGGGAACGTGCTCTTTAAGTTCCATCCTGAGCGCCTTGATCCAATCGCGATTCAGCGACTCAACTCCGAAGGAATTATCATTGAAAGTAACGGGCAAGTCATCGGAAAACGTATTGGGAAAAATATTGTCGTCAAAACAGATACAAAATCTGGAACAACTGGCATCCAAGCAGGCAACACTGTTGCAATGTATGATCCTGAAAATGGGTTGAGCCTTTCCAATGTGGGAAGCCGTTACTTTGTTGGCTTTGGCAAGCTCTCGCTTGATTTCACGTCATATACGCTCCAACTCACAGATTGCAAAGCCGTTCAAGTTGGTTACCATGACAATGCAGAATCTTTGACTCTCCTTTATGGCAAGCCAAATGACGGCGGTAAAGAAGGATGGGTTGATAACAACAGTTCGTATTCGCAACCGATTGTTCACAAAGGGCAATACGAAAAAGCACTCTTTGCGGCACAATATGTAACCAAGAAACTCATTCCAAACATGGAGCTTTCCTTTAACTTCGCGCAAGCAAAAGCAAAGGGAACACTTCAAAAGCCGATGGGAGCACTAAAGGCAGACACAACTGTGTATTCGCTCTTTGTGCGTAGCAACAACCCTCGCAGCAATACCTCTTATGAAGGAGAATTTGCAAGAGCAATCAATAAATATGTAGATCTTGGTGTTGAGTCAAAAACGAACGCAGATTACCTTGATATTTCTCATGCGTTCTCGCGTCGTTTGCGCGGTTCTCTACATCTTGTCAATATTGATGACAACTACGATACCAGTGGGCTTGTTGAGGATAGAACAGGTGATAATCTTTACACGACCAAGAACGGCGATGGCAAAGCTGATTATCTGTACGATCCAGGACAGCGCGGACTTGATCTCGTCCTGAACTACACATTCCCGAAGAACGCCGCTCTTGCGTTCGGCTATACAAGATATCCAAGGACGCGCAATGAGCAAAGTGATGGTTCTGTGAAGCATAATTCCAAGACGAGTTATTATCTCTCTGGAACAAAGCAATGGTCGCTTGCAGATCGTCTTGGCAACTCTCGTGGTACAATCAGCCTCCAACAGCGGTTTGATTACAATGATGTTTCTAACAAACCTTATACAAAGAGGTCTTCTGATACCACGCTTTCCTACTCTGGTGAGCCTTGGGTAGATGGCGATGTGTCAATGGATGCACAAAAGATTTTCGATAACGCTGACGGAGATCAAACAAGATTCGACCTCACTGTTGCACATCACTTCTATCCTGCCGACAGAATCTCTGTTACGCCAAAATCGCAGTACACACGCAAGATTGGCAAAAAGGGATATGAGGCAGATTCCAAAGAAATGGATGCGACAACACTTGTCAACACGCTCACAATCGGCTACGAATTAGTGCCTGAAGAACTCACAGTCAATGTCCTGATTGCAAAAGAGAAGTACAACATTAAGAAGAGCGAAATTGACGAATCGACAGGAAAGAAAATTGATGGCGAATCAAGAAACGTCTTTGGTGCAGGTCTTGGTCTCGTTTGGGAGCCAAAGAGCATTGCAGGGCTTCGCGTTGGTGTTTCCTATCGCAAGGACAAAGTTGATTACATTGACAACCACGAAAACAGCAAACAAGACATTTGGGATTACTCAGTAGAGTACAGTCGCCCACTTTCCGATAACGTGCGTGCGACAATCTCTTATGACTACAAGACAGCAAAAGACAAAGCAAAGCCATTGTACGACGAGGTAACGCGCACTGTATCTATCGACATCAATGCGCAGATTGGTCCAAGTACAAGTATTCAGCTACAACACTCCTACGAGATGGAATACAAACCAAGAGATCCGAGCGCAAACCACAAGACGCGTTCAACAGTGCTTCAAATGACGAACAAGTTTTAACCAAAAAAAGACCGCTTCTGTATGGAGCGGTCTTTTTTTGGTTTTTAATTGATCCAGCATATAATTTTAGATACCGAAGTTTTTATTTGAGCATTATCTTTTTATATTTTTGATCGTGGATAATGCTCGTTGTATGGTGAAAGGAGCCATATCATGTTTAATCGTATTTTCCAAGAAGCAAAGAATGTCAACAACGTCCTAGTAGTAGGACTATTGGCGTTTGCAATTCTAAGCTTCATTTCGATCATCATTGGCGCAGGCGTAGTGGGTGTGGTGCTGTCAGCGATCATGGCTGGCGCAGTATGTGTCTACCAGTTGGTAGATCGCCCCAACATCCCGTCGCAAGAAGAGATTCTTGTGGCGAATGAAGAACGCTCGAAGAAAGCGCACAAAAAGCGCACTCTTTGGAGCGTTGTAGGGCCCTACTTCTCTCAAAAGAAGTCCAACCATCGTGCACGCATGAGAGTCATGCACGAGTTGGATAATATGGGCTTAATTGCCCTCTACCTTAAATATAAGGCAGATGGACGCCTCAACGATCTTCTCGGGGAGGAAGATCTTGAGTATTCGAAATCCGCGTTCCCCATCGCCGCCGTAGCTGCAGCTGTTGCTGCTGTTGGCTCTGCTCGTGCAGACGTACAACAGGGCGCACAGCAGAACGTGGCATCGAACGCTACCGAGCCAGTGGAACTAACTCCTGGCGGTTTTCCCGCCGTGCGCAACACTACCCCAACGGAGGAGGATTATCTCGGGATGAACGACGAACCCGAGATTATCCCAGATGTGGTAGATTGCACAGAAGATCCGGAGTGCTTCGATGACAGCACAACGGCTTGTGGTTCTGCTTGCGACGATGACGATTACTTATTCGATGACTCATCATCGAACGATCTTTACTGTGCGTAAGGATTCGGTATTCGTTGTCGAACAAAATAAAAAGAGGGAAAACATCCCTCTTTTTTTTCTATTTTGCCGTTAAGAGCACTCTTCAAGGAGCGCGTTAACCTTCTCAGGATTCCCAAGAACGACAATCTTGAGCGGTTTGTCATTATATGTCGCAAGTTGGCGTTCCAAGTAGCCGTTGTGAATCAATGCGCGTGCAATAAAGAGCGTCTTGTATGGAGCAATCTTGGAATACTTTTCGCATTTATACGCAAGAGTTGCAAGCGAGTTGGTCTTGTCGTTCTCTTGCCCCCACTTAACGATGCGAAGGATTTCACGAATGATGGTCTTATCAAAAATGCTGCGCTTTTTCGGATCAACACTGATCACGAACGGAACATTATATGTCTCTTTGATGCCTGCGAGATTGTTGATGTCATCCGTCAGTACAAAGTTGACTTTATTGCCGCCGACCTTCTCAAAAAACTCTGCTGCTTTTAGGAAGTTCGTATCGGCGCAAACGACAGTGTAGGTGTTGTCTGTGATATTTTCCTGTGCCATAAAGGACTGATACAACATGTGCATCAATCCAAATCCATAAACGTTCTTTTCTTCAAGCTCACTGTATGACGTAATCATCTCCATGTTCATTTCGCCAGAGAGACGTGCCACTTCGGTGAGTGTTGGCAGGAACAGGTTGTTTTCATTGAACCCGCCAATCAGAAAAATTTGGTCTTGTTTTTGCATCTTATAGATTTTACGAATTGCTTCTGTTAGGTTGATGAGGCGAATGTTCTTATCGCCCTTCCAAAGAATTGGATCTGCATCAATTAGTGTAATATTCATGTTCATTGCGCGCTTAGAGCGCTTCCTCCTTACTTTAAGTAAAACTTTCACACGGAACGAAAAAAGGATCTATCAGAACGATTGTGATTTCCTTTTACCATTTTAACAAAAGTTTATTTTTGCTTTTCGAACGATTTTTAACACAAGAATTTCTACATGTGGTATACTGATTTCAAAAATACGTTTGGAGGAAATTATTATGCTTAACAAAATTCAGTCTCGCCTTTGGAAGGATAACGCCTTTACAAAGCTCTCCGCTTCGGATAAGTACGCTTTCCTTTATATTCTCACATCCCCGCACCGTTCCAAGTTGGAGCTTTTTTATATGCCCCTTGCGTATATGAGCTGCGATATGGGAATCACTGAGAATGAAGCAAAGCAGTCGGTGAAGAACCTCATGAATGCAGATCTGATTGAATACGATTGCGAATCCAATATGATGCTCATCAAAAACGACGATTGTGTCTTTATTGATGCTGAAATGAGCGCAGAGGAAATCATTGACTTCCTCAATGAACAGCCCGACACGTTCCTTGTCGGCACGCTTCTTGGCAAACTCGAAAAGACGATTGATGTGAAAATCGTTGATGCCGTAAAGAGCAACGAACGTGTCGCTCGTTCGCTTTCCATAAAGAAGAAGGATGTTACGGAGGAAGCTCCTGTAAAATCTGTGGAAAAGAAAACGCCCGATCCGGTAGAACAGAAACCAGTTCATGTCGCTCCTGTGCGCGTTGAAAAGCAGGAAGAGGAATCTGAGGATGATTCCGAAGATGAACCTGTTGAGCAAGAAGATGTAGAAGAAAAGCCGAAAAAGAAACGCACTTCTGCGAAAAAGAAAGCGGAGAAAAGTTCCATTGAAGAGGATTTCGACGAAATCTGGGCGCATTATCCGCGTAAGGGCTCTAAGGGAACTGCTTTCAAGGCATACAAAGCACGTGTAACAGCAGGAGAGATCTCGAAAGAGGTCGCCATGAAAGCTGTCCAAAACTTCGCTTTTGTAATGAAGAGTGAAGATCGCGAGCAGAATTACATTATGCTTGGAAGCACCTTCTTTGGTCCCAATCAGCGCTTTAAGGACTATCTCAGTGATGGCGCGGCAATGAACAAATATGTAGCTAATGAGAAAATGTCGCCTGAACATGAAAAGCTCTTTGAGGCGTTTTGGGAGGAATATCCCAAAAAGACGGCAAAACAGCAAGCGTATGACAATTTTGCCGCGCTGATAGAAGCAGGAGAGTCTGCTGATGACATCATTAAGGCTGCAAAACACTATTGCTGGAAATGCGTCCAAAAGAAGGTTGAACAAAAGTTTATTAAGACAGCAGGGAACTTCCTTGATCTTAATAAAAAGCCATATAAGGACTACATCAATTTCAATGATGTCTCTTATGAGCCTTCAACGGATGTAAACCCGTTCGCAATGGTGCAGGATGTGAGCGATGAGAATCCTTTTGTGGATGATAATGAATCCGAGGAAAATCCGTTTCTGAATAGTGATGAAGATAATCAGTCCGATGAGAATCCTTTTGCAAACGACGATGATGATGAGGGCGAGGAAGAGAATCCTTTTGTTTCATCGAACTCTGAGGATGACGAGAATCAAAATGCAGAATCTGACGAGAACCCATTCGTTGATGACGAAAATCCGTTCATTAACGATGTTGACGAGAACCCATTCTTGAACGACGATATTCCTGCTGTTGAATACAATCCGTTCTTGGATGATCTTGTTGAGGAAGAAAACCCGTTTGTTCCAGATGAGCAAGAAGAAGAGAATCCATTTTTGACGAACGACCAATCTTCGTCAGAGGACGATGAAGAAGAGAACCCCTTCCTGCCAAACAACAAAGAAGAGAACCCATTCCTTGATGATGAAGAGGAAGAAAATCCGTTCATCGAAGAATACAATCAGCGACTCAGAAAATCGAAGAGGCAGGAAGAAAACCCATTTTTGGACGATGACATCATCTGATTAAGCGAATATCCGCTACAGAGCGCTAAATTGGAGGACGCTTTGTAGCGGAATTTTGCATTTGTAAAAATTGTCTGTTAAAATGTTTTTAGAAAACGGATTTTAAAAAGGAAGTGATGATTGTGAGTCAATTTGAAACATGCCCTTATTGCGGCAGATTACTTGAAAAGAAAAAAATATCCTTCTTTAACGAGGAAATTGTCTTAAAGTGTCCTTGCCGTATTGAAGCAGATATGGCGAATGATAAGCGCATTTCAGATATGGAAGAAAAACAGCAAAAGAAAGACGCTGTTGCGGCATTTTTGTCCAATCCTGACATTGGTCGGCGCTATGAAGACAAGAAGTTTAACAATTTTGAAGAGAATGAAGGCAATAAATCCAACCTTGAGTTCTGCAAGAACTTTGTTGCCAATTTCTCAAAATACATCAAGAGCGGCATGGGTTTGCTCGTCATGGGCGGCTATGGTTGCGGTAAAACGCACCTTGAAATCGCTGTTGGGCGCAAGCTCGTCGCAAAGGGATATTCGGTTAAGTTTTACAAAGCCGCATCGCTCTACAATGAATACAAAAAGTCGCTTTCTTTTAGATCTGACGAAGAAGCGAATGATTTTGTGCGCGAAGTGAACGACTGCGATTTACTTATCATTGACGATCTCGGCATCAATTCGCTGCACAGTGATTACACCTATGAAACGTTTTTATACCAAATTATTGATTTCAGATACGCCAATAAATTGCCGATTATGATCTCCATGAACTGCGTTAAATCTGCACTGCAAACTTCTTTGACGCCGCGTGTTTTAGATAGGCTCGCAAGCATGACCGTCTCTGTTGTCAATAATGCGCCTTCATATCGCGCAACGGAGAAAGATAAAGAGCTTCAAAAAGCACGCACTAAAATTGCACAATCTGCTTGATTGTGGCAAACATGAAGAGATTCAAAGATGGTGACGCAAGGTTAGCGTCATGAAGCAAACAGAAAGGGACGATAAGCATGGCAAAATACGCAATCGCGTTCGTCTTGGACGCGGACACTTTGTCCAAAACCTACACAAGAGGCAATCCAGCGAAAGCTTACGCCGAAATAGAGGACACGTTAAGAAGCTACGGCTTCTCGCGTCAGCAGGGAAGCGTGTACTTCGGAAGCGACAAAGTGGATGCTGTGCGGACGGTCATGGCGGCGCGGAGGCTCGCGACGAAGCACGCATGGTTTACAGCGAGCGTGCGCGACATTCGGATGCTACGCATCGAGGACGACAACGACCTGATGCCGGCAATCCGAGACAGAGACGGGGATTAAGGGGCAGGTACATCCGAAACTTTTTATTTTTTAGCGAAACCATTCGCAACTTTTCCCCACACGAAAAAGAAACCGTGGTATAATAAAATCATCCTCAGAGGAAACACTACCATACTTTCACCACAACATTACTTTTTGAAGTCCTCACAGGCGATAACCACCACGAATGAGCGGTTTGATGGGAAGCTGGGCAATACCGTTTGGGAAGCCTTGGCATATTCCCGCGACCGATAATAACCTGCGATACGGTGGCTAGAGGAGGCGCAGGTTCGCCAAAATAAAGAAGCAAGGGTGACACCACCGCTACACGCGCTTCCCCTCGTTGGTCTTGGCGTATGGCAACTCCGACCTCGCTACGAGTCAAAACCATAAAACATGTAGGCACATCTAAACCAAAATGGAGGGTAAAGTGGAGACTGACGTGCTGAGAAAACCCTAAAAAATTGGCGAGTAAGTCCAAAGTTAGGTTGGCAGTCGAAACAGACTGCTATCGCGGTTCACCGAAATCGCGCGGATTGAAAGAAGCACCAATAAAGCGACGAGTGAAATAAAAGATCACAGCACAACACAAATCGCACCCCGTGTGGGTGCGCGGATTGAAAAAAGACCGCCACTGAGCACGAATTTGCTCTTGGCGGCTTTTTGCATGGTAGAATTAAACCTAAGACGACGAAACATGTTGGGACTTTCTCTTAAGTTCTCGAATTCATAGTAATTTGTGATCAAACATCGTCAAAGGTGAGCGCAAAGTC